GGTGTTTTCTACACCAGTCAAGCCAGTTTGACGGCTGCTCAACTGCGGTTGTTCCGACAACGGGGTATTTGATTGGGTGGGCAACAACGAAATAGCAGACAAAACGCTCTCCGTCTCGGATTGCTCTGACGTGAAGATTGACCCATACGATTTCTCCTGACTTGGTGATGTATCGCTTGGTAACGGTATAGACCTCGGTTTCAAGATCGGTTTTAAGGCTTTCGGCTCCAGATTCGTCGCCAGCGAGGTCGTCCGGGTGAGTAAATGACTTCCACGTTCTTGATGCAAGCTCACCTCGGCTGTAACCAACAAGACGGCAATACGCATCGTTAGGTCTAAACACCCGATGCTCAGGAGACACAAGAGCCATCGGCGTAGGCGATTCGGTGAAGAGTGCTCTAACCCAATCGTCATCAAGTTCATCGAATGTTTGCATGTCATGTTGTTGCGGCGTCCAGCCGTGGTGAGGTTACTGCAAGTAAGGAAGCAGAGGCTCCAAATCAGGAAGCGTTTCCTGGGCTTCAAACTCAGCGAGCGACAGGGTGCCAAGGTCGCCGACATCACAGGTGGATTGATTGATCTCGGTGATTTGTTTCACCACCTCCGCAAAGGCTGGATGATCGGGCGGCACACGACCGCCGTGGGCGGCGATGACGGCGTTCACGGCTTCCTCGCACGCGGTCACATGCGGTGTGAGCTTGCTCTTCATCCGGGCAATCGCGAGGCAGGTTTTGCCGCTGAACGACAAACGAACTTCTGTGGGCTTACCCTCCTTGGAAATGGTGATGGGCTTCGACAGTTCGGCGAGTGTGGCGTAGAGGCGGTTGGCTTGGAGGTTGGTCATAAGGTCAGGCTAACTGCGTTTCAGCATAGTTGAAAATGTCCGATTGAGTGGCCGCATCGGCGGTCTTGATGCGCTCGTAGAGGCTGCGCACATAGGTATCGCGTGCAGTCGCCGCATAAGAGTCCGCCGCCGCGCTGACAAGTTGCGTGGCGATCTCCTCGGCGGTGGTCGGGATGGCATTCGGCACCGCATTGCGGCGGGTGGCTTCGGCTTCGAGCGAAGCAAGGCGTTCGGGTGTCAGGGTGATGTTCATGATGTTTAGCTTTAGGTTCCGATGGCTGGCGTGCCCGCGTTGTTCCAAAGAATGCCGGGGCCGGGATTGCTGGTGGGCAGGCTGGAAATGTGCAGCACATTGCCGCTGGCTCCGGTTCCCGCGCCTTCGGCTGTAATAGAAAACACGCCTGCCGTGGTGCTGCCGATGGCAAGACGGCGATAATTGCTGGCGTCGGTGTAGGTGCCGTAAACTCGGAGCGTTTGGGCAGCACTGGCATTTCTGAGGGCAAACACATCCGCTGCATCCACAGCCACCACAAACGTAACTGCCACGCTATTGACGTTCTTGGCGAACTTGAATGGGTTATCTCCGTAGTTGGCAAGTTGAATCGGACACCCTTGCCCGACAATAGATGTATCAGTATTGCCAAGCCCAAAGCGCAAGGTGGCTGAGAAGCCGTTATTGAATGAAACTTCCGAAGCCGCCTGAGTGATTGTCGTCGAGGCTCCGTTGCCTGAAAAAATAACTTGGGTTCCCGCCGTGGCGCTGTTTGCGACAACCTTAAATTTTGATGTGCCGCCAACTTGCAAGTCCATGAGCATGGATGTTGCGGCGGCGGCGGTGGCTGTGTAGTTGGCCTTGATGCCGGTAAAGGCTACTGCTCCAGCATTCCAAGTTTGTGACAGGTCTAGCAGAGGTGTGCTAACCGTGACCGTCCCACCGGATACAGTTTGAGCTGCTGTGAACGTATTCGCCACCCCCAAAAGCGCCGCCGTGCCGGTCGCCGGGACGGTCAGGGTAAAGCCACCGAGGGCGATGGTGCCGCTGCCGGTGGTAGTGAAGTTGCCTCCAAGGGTCAGGTTGCCGCTCAGATCAAGCGTCCGGTTGGCGTTGTTGGTCTTGAGCGATAGAACCCGTGGTGAGGAAAGAACCTCGTTGACTTGGAAAAACAAGCCATACCCGCTGGCGTCGGCGTTAGCCAAACCGAACGAAGTCAGGCCGGTTACGGAGCCGCCAGTGATCGCAGCCGCAGCGTTGTTGGTCTTGAGGTTGAGCGCCGTCTGAAGGTCGGTCTGATTGCTCAGGGTTCCGGTAATGGAACCCCATGCGGTGCTGCCACCGCTTCCGCTAGAAGTGGCTTGATAAATGCCGTAGAGAAGCGTCTGAACGCTAACTGGCGGCGGTGTATTAAGTGTTTGGAGTTGTCCAGACATGGCGTTAGGATTGTAGCTCGCCCTGTGCTGCTTTTAAGGCAGCGTAAATCAATGTTTGAACGCTGACATTGGGCGGTGGAACTGTCAACGGATTATAGGAAATTGCGCCGGGATGATTACGGTTGACGAACGCCACCCGAATTGCGTTCCAGAGAGTCTGGATGCTAACAGGTGGCGGAACGTTTAGTGTCTGTAGTTGACCGGGCATGGCTTAGAATAGACCGGCTTTTTGAGCACGCATCATCATTTCTTCGGGGCCGGTCATACCTTCCTCGTTCTTGGCAGGCTTCTTTTTGCCGCCAACCTCGATTTCGATTTCGGTTTCCTCGCCTTCCATCTCAGGTTCTTCATACCCTTCAATGGGCGAACCGTCGATTTCCATCAACGTGAGGTTTCCGGCTTCGTCAGCCACGAATGTTCCGACAGCCTGAAAAGGTTGTCCCGGCGTTGCATCAGTAGGCATTTCCCAGCCTTCAGGGGTTTTGAAACTTGGCATAGTGGTAAGTAAGAAGGGCGGGGCCAGCAGTTGATGCCGACCCCGCCCGGTTAGAGGTTAGACCGTTCGGGATTAGGAGCAGGCGGTGTTCACCGTCCAGCTAAGCGGGCAACGTTTGAAGCGAATAACCGCACCGTATTCAGGGATACCCGGCTGCGCACCGTAGCCGAGCTTGCCACGGAAGTAGCCGATGTTCTCGTCAGGGTTGCACTCAAGGTCATACTTGTTGATCCAGCGGAAGTTACCGAGGTAATCCTGCGGAGCGAACTTGAGGTCGCCAGCCTGAAGGGCAGAACCCGGAATGGCGAACTTGACCACCTGATTAGAGGCGATGTAGAGGTCTTCGTAACCAGCGGTGTAGTAGTCAGGATTGACTTCCGCAGCTTCACCAGCCGAGGAGGCCGGAAGGAAGAAGGGAACACGCACCCAAGCACCGCCAACAAGGTTCCAGCGAGGAGCCTGAATGTCGATCATGTGCTTGAAGCCCTCAAGGTTCACGAAGGAACCGCGAGGCCCAAGGAGCTTGTCGCTGCTATTCGACCAGCGGATGTTGTTCAGGCTCGTCTCGTTGTTCACAAGAGTGGCCTGAGCTTCACGGCTGAGGATCAGCGGCAGAACCGGCTGCCCATACTGGTTGGTGCCAAGACCGTTGCCCTGATGAGCGCCGTCAGCCACAAGGCGATCATACCAGTAGTCAAGGACTTCACGGTTGATGGTGCCGATGGTGCCGGTGCCGAAGCTGGAGCTAGAGGTCGTCATGGACGAGTCAAGCACAGCCTTGTTGGAGCAAACGCTGGTGAACTCGTCACGGCGCTGATTGGCCCAAGCGTAGCGTGAGTTGTTCTGGAGGTTACGCAGAATGTGCGAACCCTGCTGAACGATTTCGTAGGCCATGCGACCGTCTTCCATGCAGATTTTCTCGGACTGAACCGCAGCCAGCTTGAGAGCCATCGTGCGGCGGGTGTAAGCCTGATAGACCGTGACAGTCGTAGGAGTGCAGGAACCACCAGCATCGCCTTCACCGCCATCGTTGAAGCCGACAGTATCAAAGGTGATTGCGTTGTTGAGCGGGGTGCTACGTTCAAAAACCAAAAAATTAGGCGTTGCGCCCATTCCATCAGGCCAACGAGTCTTAGGAACAATAGTATTGTCGTCCCAGGGAGTGGTTACCCAGTTACGGTAGGAAGGATCATTACTGATGCGGTTAGCTTCGCTTACGAAGAAGTTGTTGATATTATCACACGCGGCCATAGTGGTTTGCCCTAAGGGCGGAAGAAGATTGAGTAGAACTTTATTTGACCAGTTTTGGTTCCAGCACGCCACAGTGGCATGAGGAAAAACAGGTCATGTTCTAATCCCGAGCGAAAGATTAGGATGTTTTGCTCTTATCGCACGTTCCGTCCGGTGAGCATTCCGAAGCCGTGTTACATACGGATTTTACACTCGTTGCCAGTGACTTTGCACAAGTTGTTCCAAAGCGCAAGGAAATTTTCTGGCAAATTATCACTTTTCTTTAAATTCTCACTTCCCCACATTGGCTTCAGGTTGGTGTAATAGTTCAACATCTTAACCTCCTGAACATCTCTTGCTGCATCTATTGGGATGTGATGGTCAATGTGCCATTCGTCTTTATTCTCCCATGAGAGTCCTCCAGTGAATTGAGATTCAATATGTGCAACAAATTCGCCCCAAGAGCACCCCAAAACGTCCATTGTTAGAGAGTCCTTACCATATCCTCTTTCGGACAGCGCCACCCTTAGACGAGCGCGAATCCGCTCTGCCATAAGAACTTGTGGGTTTTCACGGCGTCTGCGCTTCACATATTCGCGCATGTATTCCTTACCCTTGTCGGATGCTTTGTGCTTCCTGCTATATTCTAGCAGTTTTTCGGGATTTTCCTCATTCCACCGATCAATCAAGGCGCGGTGCTTTTCCCTGTTAGCCATAGACCACTCCTTGTTCTTCTTCAGAATACGATCCCTATTTTGGCGATAATGCTCGCGCTCTTTCTCATGGTTCCGTGCATGGCTTTCCCGCGATTGCTGCCTAGCTTTTTCGGGATCAGCCATTCTCCTTGCCTTGGTTTTGGCTGCGCAGTTCTTTCTGACTTCGGCTAGCCTTTCCGGCGTCACCCACTTTTCCTTGCCTCTTTTATACCCCCAAAACACCATCCCATCCTCCCGTATCTCTCCGCGTTTCCTCTTGCGGGTTTCGGTGTCGTGTGTTTGATTTGATTCAGCGGCGTTCATTTCGTTCATTGATGGATGTCGTTAGAGGCTCGCAGGGCTGTTCTCCTTGCGGGCCTCAACTTTTACTACATCTGAGCGCAGATTTCCACTTGTAATTTCTAGCAAGTCAAGCACGCTACCTCTATGGACTCCCTCATCACTCAGTATCGCGCCCTTCAGTTTCTCGCCCATCGTGCTCACAACATGGTCAAAGGCCCGAATTTCTTCGAGGATCACGAGTTCCTTGGCGAGCTTTATCCGGCCTATGAAGCAGCTTACGACTCCCTTGTTGAGCGCGTTATCGGACTCGGCAGCGAAAAGCTCTCCATCACCAAAATTAACCGTGTGGCGGCAGATATGTCAGCAGTAGCCCCTGATGAAACAAAAGCAGAAACCTTCTTCCGTATCATTCTCAAAGGTGAGAAAGACCTCTGTGGCCTGATTGACAAGGCGATGGCAAAAGCGTCCAACGGCACACAAGACTTGCTGCAAGGGCTTTGCAATGCCAGCGAGGCTAGGCAGTACCAGTTGAAGCAGCGTCTCGGTTGATTTTCGCTTGCCGGGTTCATTCTAATGCCGTAAGGTTTCTCATGGCAAAGAAATCACCATCACTATCGGTAGGCCGAGGCGAAAAACTTCCTGTCTCTAAGGGGGCGGGTTTGACCGCCAAGGGCCGTGCAAAATACAACGCTGCCACGGGTAGCAATCTCAAAGCACCAGCGCCGCATCCCAAGACTGAAGCTGACGCAGCACGCAAAAAGTCGTTCTGCGCACGTTCACAAGGATGGACTGGCGAACGCGGTAAAGCTGCTCGCAAGCGTTGGGCTTGCTGAACAAATCATGCCGGAGTCGGGTGTTCGAGCCACCCCAAGTTAGCCTTCTTGTAGTGTAGCGGAAACATAGCCGGGGAGGAAGATAAAAAGGCAATTTTAACCGGCCATGTTCCAAGGTTGGCGAGTTGGACTCCAAATCCGATTGGTAAGGTTCGATTCCTTAGCCGGTTGCCACTTTCCCTTAACTCTTATGACAAAACTACAACAAGAACTGCAACGCCTGCAAAAACTCACGAATGAGTTCCACAAGAACGTCTCTCAAATCACAGAGAAATACAAAACTGCGAGGTCTGGCTATGTCAATCGCATTGGCATGGAACTCAAAAAGTTTCGCGTGGAGAAGCGAATGAAACAGCGTGAGCTTGCTTTTCAAATTGGCATCAACAGCGCATTTCTCTCGTTTATCGAGAACGGCGACTCTTGCGCCTCCACAAGCGATAGTGTCATTACTCAAATCGCGGAATGGGTGTCTAAAAACCAATCTTGATGAAAATAATCTCTCTCTGCCACGCAACAAAACGTCCTCATGTAGCCAAAAAGTGTCACGAATTGTGGCTCAGTATGGCAAAAAACCCTGAGCGTGTCGAGATTGTTCTTGGCATTGATCTTGGTGACGAGGCTTTGTTTGAGGACTTCAACTGCCCCACGTTCATAGGCAGGGAGAACTCATGTGTTGCTGCGTGGAATGCCGCCTCTGCTGGCTGCAAGGGAGATATTCTCATCGGCCTAGACGACGATTGGGAGCCAGTTCAAAATTGGGATGAGATTGTGGAGGCCCGTCTTGGCGACAACGACGTTTTGCGCATTGGCGACTTGCACCGCAAAGACGACTTGATCTGCCATGCCATCGTTTCCCGCGATTGGTATGAGACGGTTGGCTACCTCTATCACCCCCTATTTAAATCCGTTTACTGCGACAACTTCTTTACCCAACAAGCTATCCGACATGCCAACATTGCTGACGCGACTGACATCCAGTTCATCCACAAAAACCCAAGTCAAAACTACGGCACCGAAGATGAGGTCGCTCGCAATAGCAATTCGCCTGCGCGTTATGAGCATGGCCGAATGGTTTTTGACTCACTGATGGGGCCGGAACATGCAATCTTGGCGTTTACCTGCGCTGGCAGGCCGATGTATCTGCAAGAGTCTTTGGAAAGCTGGCTGAAAAACGATTTGTCGCTGGTGAAAAGCGTTCAGTTCTTTGTGGAGCCGACGAATCAACGTGATTTGATCCTTGCCATCATTGATGATTTCGCGCTCAAATGCCCGGTTCCTGTGATCGTTCACAAGAACAAGGAGGTCTTGGGCGTGCTAAAGAATCCGTGGCACCTGTTTGAAAATTGCTTCAGCGAGCAAATGGCAAGCCGCGTTATTCTTGGCGAGGACGATTTTGTGGTTGCTCCTGACACGCTGAGATTCCTGCTGTCCATGACGACTCACATGGACAACAAAACTATGGCTGTTTGCGCCAAGTGGGTTGGAAAGAATGCAGACCACAATCCTGAGACATGGCACCGTAGCACGGAGTTCACGGGCAACATTTGGATGATGCCACGACACATCTGGAAGGATTATGTGCGTGACACTTGGGACTTCGACTATTCCAGTGGCAATGCCGACAAAACACCTTCTGGCTGGGATTGGAACATTCAGCTTCGCGTCATTCCTCGCAATGGGCTGCATTGCATTGTGCCTACTGCCTCTCGTTCCCGCCACATTGGCGTTGACGGCGTTCATTGCCACAAGGACGTGTTTGATGAAACGGTGGCGTGGAATGCGATCAACACTCCCTACTCTGGGTCATACGTTCAGCTTGGGCATCACATTGTTCGCTCCGCAAAGACGTATTCAGGCGTCAAGCATGTCACCTCTTCTGGCGATTTGGGCGACATTATCGTGTCCTTGGCTACACTGCACCACCTTGGATGTGAGGCCGTGTATCTGTTGCGCGACAACGGGCAAACCAAAGGCATCACCAGCAAGATTGACATCATCAAGCCAATTTTGATGGCGCAGTCATACATCAAGGATGTCAAGATTTACGAGGGCGAGCCTGTTGACTGGCAAAGCGAAGGCTTCCGCTCAGGATGGGTTCAGCACGACATGTCCTTGGCTCACAATCATGCCAAGCACGCCTTGGATCATGGGTTCATTTCGACCATGCCAAATCTCTCTGAACGCTGGCTGTTCAATATTGAGCCTAGCAAGCTGACGCGAGGGCGGGTTGTCATCAATCGTTCTCCGCGATACGGGAACCCTCACTTCCCTTGGCGCAAGGTTGTCGAGTTTTATGGAGAGAAGCTGTTGTTCCTTGGCCTAGACCATGAGCACCGAGCTTTCTGTGATGCGTTTGGCGCTGTGGAATACAAGCACACAGCCAACATGCTAGAGGTCGCAGAATTGATCGCTGGCAGCAAGCTGTTCATCGGCAATCAATCCTCCTGCATGACGATTGCGGAAGCGATGAAACATCCCCGCATTCAAGAGGCAAGCCTTGTCATTTCGGACTGCGTTTATCCAAATGCACACAACGCCCAGTATGTTTTTGATGGCTCGGTGAATCTTCCGTGCCTGAGCGACGACACCGTGTATCACATTGATTCTCAGGTAAAAACTTGGCGAAACTATCTGGTTAACGAAGTTCCCATTTGCGGCAATGGCATCATCGGATGGCATTATCAATGTGGCAACGTCATGGTGAACGAGGGCTACTTTGAGTTTGCCGTCAAGAAGGTCAAGAAGCTCACTGGATGGGATGACGAGACGGCATCAAAAGCCATTGTCGAGTTCACGGTTGCCCTCAATCCCAAGTGGTTTGAAAAGAAAGTCAGGCTTCCACAGCTAGACGTGGCACGCAGAGCTTTGCGAAATGCTGGATATAACCAGCACGCAATTCTGTGATTTAGCATAAAATTCCGGTTGCCAACCTTACGGAACATGCTACGAGAGCACTACCATGCTCTTAGCAATTCCTGTATCGCAGTCTGATGTTCATTTGCTCGCCAAGCGAGTTGACCTAATCAAGAAGTTCGGGCCTTACCCGCGTCACGTTTTGGCTATTGTGCCAGATGTTACCGTGGAACAACCTGCCAAGGAGGCGCTGGAAAAGCTGTCTCCGCTGTTCAGCCGAGCGGAGCTTCTTCGCGTCAACCTGAACGGCATCACTGGCTGGCCCCTTGCTTCCAACAAGCACTTTAAGCTAGCTGCTCAGGCCATTCACGCCCTCAACATTCGGGAAGCGTTCTATTTCTTTGAGATTGATAACGCGCCGCTGTGCTCAGGCTGGCTTGACCGCCTGCACGACGAATACGTTTCTGCGAACAAACCCTACATGGGTTGCATTGTTCCTACACGCGGTTTTCAGGATACTCCGCAAGGTCGAGTTCCCATTCTTGGCGAGCCTCACATGGTTGGCACGGGTATTTACCCGCCGAATTACGCCGCATACTCGCCTAAGATTCAGCACATTGACCGTGTAGCTGCGTTTACGGGTATGCCTTTGGAGCCATTTGACGTGGCAATCCGGCATGAGGTGATCCCGCATTCTCACTCCACAAGCCTGATTCAGCACCTTTGGCGCACCTGCAATTTCCGCAAGGAAGGCAAGCAAATCGTCTGCGATGACATGCCGGGTGTCGGGCCAAACGAATCTCACAAGGCTCCAGTTTCCTCTTCAGCGGTGGTCGTCCATGGTTGTAAAGACGACTCGCTGCCGAATCTGCTGCTCTCAGCGGCAGACCCCATTGTATCACCGACGACTGACGGTGCCGTAGCAGGGGCAAGTGCTGCGGATTCATGTGCCCCGCCCGTCGCCGGGGATCAGTCGAGCGACGGACTTCCTAAGCACAAGACGTTTATCGGCACGCAAGTTGGCAAGCTGGTGGCGGACAAACCCATGAGAATCAAGGAGCTGGCGAAGCTGCTCAAGCTGGAGACAGAACAGTTGAGGGCGGAAATCGACAATCCTGTGAACGGCCTAGTTCTTTCCAATAAAGCTGGATGGGTGAAGCTGGCATGAAACCCCTTGATTATCAAACGAAGGATGGGAGAATCGCCTAATTATGGAACTAGCAACTGCCCTCAATAATTACGCGCCACCTGTCGTTGACACGGAGGGCAAACCTCTTGAACGCCGTATCGCCGACGTGGCTGGCGCTCGCTCTCTCTGGTTTCGGATGCAGCAGGCTGACATTGCCAGCAATCAGCAGATGGCAAAGGTTCAGGCGATGGTTGACGGCAAAGAGCCTTACGACCCCGTAATGCTGCAAAAACAAGGTTTAGGCCACATGTCCAACTTCAATCCCGGTGACGCCAAGGCTTTCTTGGACACCTCGATTGCCGCTTTCATGGACTTGATTACGGGTTCCGAGGCGCTGATTGACGTGCAAACCAAGTATGGCGAGCCTTCCGAGCGTCAGAATCTTTCTCAGCGCATCAGCCTGCACCTGAGCAGGACTATTCGTCAATGGCCTGAGTTCTTCTTCCGTTACGCCTACATTCCGCATTATCGCACCCTACATGGTGTTGGCATTGCCTACTTCCCCGACCCTCAGAACTGGCAGTGGGACGTTACGAGTCTTTCCTACCTGAAAATTCCTCGTCAAACCCGTACCTGCGAGGACTCGATTCAGTATGCAGCAATGAAGAAGCTGGAGCAGCCAGACCAACTGATGCGCTACATCAAGCTTGGTCAATACGCTGCCGAGGAAGGCTGGAACATCGAAATGCTCAAACGGGCTATGATGAACGCAACGCCGCAGTTGATTGACCCCTTCAACTGGATGGAATGGGAACAACGTTGGAAGAACAACGACCTCGTTCTTGGCGAAACTGGCCCTACAATTCCCCTGATTTACATGTGGGTGCGTGAAAACGACGGCCAAATCAGCCTAATGATCTTCACCGAATCCGCGCTTTCTACCACGAATGGCGAGCCAGAGGACTTCATCTTCTACCGTCAGGGCGTGTTCTCATCCGCTCAGGAGGCATTCATTTTCTTCACTCGTGGCATTGGCACAAACGCCACCTACCACGGTGTTCGTGGACTTGGTAGCGACATGTTCAACGCCTTCAACCAGTTGATGCGCCTTCGCAATCGCGCTGTGGATACCGCGTTCTCAGCAGGCCCGACTTGGCAGGTGGAAAGCGAAGAGGCTGTCGAGAACTTCCGCATCGTTCCATACGGTTTTGGCTTCCTCGTCACCCCCGGTGCCAACTTCATTCAGCAGCAACCGCCGAATATCACGGCGTCTATTGCCCCTGCTATTGAAATGCTTCAACAGACGGTGGCAACGAATATCGGTCAATACACCAGCACAAAGACGCTGGATACGGGACGCGAGATTTCCAAGTTTGAGGCGATGGCCCGCTTGGACTTGAATGCGCAGCTTTCTGTCACCGAAATCAACATGTTCATGCAGCAATTTGACCGTCTATGCAATCAGGTGGTTCGCCGCATGATGCGTTCGGGCTATCAGCGCAGCGATCCCGGTGGTCAATATGTTTGGGAGTTCAAGGAGCGCTGCCTTGAGGACGGTATTCCTATGGCCGCGCTTGAACAGCTTGACCTGCGCTATACCCGCGCAAGTCGCACGATTGGTTCTGGCTCTCCTGCCGCACGTCGTTTGAGCTACGAGTCGCTGATGGCGCTCTATCCCTACTACGATGACTACGGCAAGCAGCAGCTTGTGCGCCTTCAAACGGCCTCCGTGGCTGGATGGGATATTGCGAATCAGCTTACGACGCCTCCCGGCTCGGATCAGCGTCCTCCGATTGATGCTGCCATTGCGGATTCTCAGAACGTGGCGCTCGCTCAGGGATTCCAGCAGATGATCCTGCCGAACGAGAACAAGACGGTTCATCTTCAGGTTCACATCTCCAAGCTCAACGAATACTATCAGCAGTTTGATGCCGCTGGTCAAAATCCTGCGCTGTATGCTGAGATTGTGCCTCCGATGGCGAACATCTTCGATCACGCCGCTCAGACGCTTGAGCAATACACAGGCAACGAAGCCCCGATGTTCCGTCAGCAGCTTCAGCAGTTTAACGAAATCATCACGAACGGCACCCGCCACCTGCAAAAGCAGCAGGCTCAGGAGGCTGAACAGGCCGCAATGGCGCAAGGCCAGCCAGCACCGCAGGCACAAGGCCCGTCTGACATCGAAAAGATGCTCGCCGAATGGCGCGTCAAGATGGATCAGCGGGAAGAAGAGTTCCGCATGAAAATGCAGCAGAGACAGGTTGAGGCGGCTCAGAAGATGGCCCTCAAGCAGCAGGAATTTGCTGCGGATATGTCTCGCAAGGCCGCGTCTGCTCAGTTGCAGCGGGCTGTCTAATCACTCATGGCTAAGAAAACACTCATACAAAGGTGGCGTGAAGAGGGTCTTGCACCCGAACTCGCCCATATCATGCAATCCACCGTGTTCGCACGGGCAATGGAAATCGTCAAAGAGCACACGGAGCCGAATGATCTGGTGATCCAGCGTGTCTATCGGGAGAACCCCGTTCACGCAGACCAAATCATATCCTCCATGCACAAGATGCAGGCTGGAGAACGGCGCGTCTGGAGAATGTTGAAATGGCTGTCGGAAGTTCAACCCGAAACCAACGGGTCGATTCCAGAGCCATTCCAGCAATACGACGAACAATACTTTGAACCACGCCAATAACCCATGAATACCGAAGCATCGCCAGCAGTACCGCAGCCCTCACAGGAACAAGCCACGCCCGGAGTCGGAGATTTCGACATCGGGCCAATGATGGAGCGTTTCACCGCACAGGAAAACGCCGCCAAACAGGCAGCCGTGTCTGAACCCGTGAAAACGGAGGAAGTTGCGCAGAAAACCACCGAGGAAGCAGCGCCAGAAGCGAAAACCGAGGAGAAAGCCACTGAATCCAACGATGTTCCCGACGATTTCCCGTCCAAGAAGCACGCCACTCCAGAGGCAATCAACACTTGGAAGGGCATGAAGGAGGAGTTGAGCAAACTCCGCACCGAGCTTGGTGAACTCAAGGACAAGCAGCTTCCCGCCAAAGACCAAGAGCTTCAGGCTAAGTTGCTTGAAATCGAGGAGTCCAAGAAGCGTCTTGCTGAGTTTGAGGGCAAGGACATCTCTCAATACGAGAAGCGCATCAAGGAACTGGAAGAACGCGATGCCGAGAACGAGAAGTTCCGCGCCGTCCATGACGTAATGAACTCGCGCACGTTCCATAACGAAATCATCGCTCCTGCCGAGAAGATTGGTGCTGCCGTCGAAGAGCTTGCCAAGTCCTACGAACTGTCACCTGACACCGTCAAGGAAGCGTTGAAGACGGAAGACCCTGTGGAGCTTCGCCGTAAGCTGCGTGAGCTTACGTCCGACTGGAATCCGATGGACGCAGCCGAGCTTGCCTCTTATGCCAAGACGCATCGTGAGCTTTCTGACAAAGCTCAGCAGATGATCGACAACGCGGAAAAGGCCAAGCAGGAGCTTCGCTACATTGAAGAAACTGAGTCCAAGAAGAAGTCTGAGGCTCAACTTGCTGCCGAGAAAGCAGCCTACGAGGCTGTGGACAAACAGCTTGGCGAGAAGTTCGCCATCCTGAAGGACGATCCTGAACTGGCAGAAACTCTGAAAAACGCTAAGTTTGAGGACACGCCAGCCAATCGCGCTCTTGCCGCCAAGACTGCTCCTATGGTGATGAAGCTCAATGACTTGTATCACAAAGCACAGTCTGAAATCAAGGTGCTCAAGGAGGAGCTTGCCAAGCGCAATGCTGCCAAGCCGAATCCTAGCCAGACGACTCAGCCTGCCAAGGACATCGAGGATCGCACCAAGGAGCAACGTGGATACACGCCGGAAGATGCGATGAATCGTTGGTTTGCCATGCAGGCTCAGGGAGCGTAATCTCCTGCCATGACCAAAGCCCCACAGAAACCCGTTGTCGCCAAACTGACAAAGGGGCCGCTGAACACCTACGGGATGCGGGAGAAGTTCAGGGCCAAAAACCAGTTGGAGATTGAGCTTATCTTGATGCAAGTCAGGTCAGGCTCGCTCCGACATCGGGATGGCAGCGTGAACGCCAAGGGCTTTCCTGCGTGGCGGCATTTCTGCAACGCGGTTGACATCCTGTGGAACTTCCAAGGATCGCAAACCAAGTTCCTGTGGCATCCTTGGGCGCTAACCATGATTCGGGACGCATTCAAGCACAAGCGTCTGGCGATCACATCGGGTGGCTCAGGCGGCAAGACTGACGTTTTCGCCGTCTATGCCCTCGTCTGGTGGCTGGCAAAGCCGTTCAAGAATGTTGTTCTTGTGAACACTACCACGAAGGCAGCAGCTATGGGCCGTATCTGGGGTCGTATCGTGCGTTATTTCAACGGCATGGTAGCGCCACCTCCAGGCAAGCTGGTTGGCTCATCCTACTCCATCAAGGCGGTTGATCCTAACACGCAGGTTGTCATGGAGGAATACGGAATCCGACTGTTTGCAGGTGAACCCGCCAAGGCAGCAGAATCCGCGACAGCCATTCGAGGCTTGAAACACGGTGCTGGTGGTAAGCTAATCGTGATCCTTGATGAGTGCGCCGAACTCTCATGGAGCATCGTTAACACATTCGAGGAAAACATCACGCAGAACCCGAATGTCCAGCTTATCGCCCTAGCCAACGCCAATTCGCCTTTTGACACGTTTGGCCGTCTTTGCGAGCCTTGGGATGGTTGGGATAGATACGACCCGTCTTGGGACGAATGGGAAGGTAAAGGAGCGCATGTGAGGCGAATCAACATCGAGACTTCGCCCAACATTACCGAGGGAAAGGTTATTTACCCGTTCCTAATGACTCAGGAGATGCTTGCCGAGAAGCGGGAAAAGCTGGGGCCGAACACACGCTCATACTGGCGAGGCGTCCTTGGTTCGTTCATGCTGGATGCTGACGACGAGACAATCTACTCACCCGGCGAGCTTCTGCGCATCCCGAATGACTGCGTTTGGCAGGGGATTCCAACGAAGGTTGCTGGCTTCGATATCTCGCACACAGCAGGCGGCGACAAATCTGTGCTCACCGTTGGCAGCATTGGCGTCTGCACCGATGGTAAAAAGCGTCTCAAATTTGAGAAACACTACGAACTCAATGAGGACATGGGACGTAAGGATGTGGACAGAACCACGCAGATGATCGAGAAGTTGCGCGAGATTTGCACGAAGGAAGGTATCGCCATCGAGAATATGGCTATTGATGCCAGCGCCGGGGGTGGAAAGACCTTTGCTGACGCCATCTGGTCAAAATGGAGCAACCGTTTCCTCCGTGTCGACTTTGGCGGAAAAGCATCAGACCGCCCTGTGTCATCTGCGGATAGGGAGAAATCCAGCGTCCGATATGGCAATAAAGTGGCAGAACTTTGGGGGGTTGGCAAAGAACTGATTCGCTGCGACCAGCTTCGCAACATCACGAAGGAAATGGCGGACGACATGACATCGCGCCGTTACAAGGAAAACAAAGCGCAGGACGGCGGCTCACGCATCAAGGTAGAATCCAAGGTCGAGATGAAGCAGCGTATTGGACGCAGCCCCGACCACTTTGACAGCGCGGCGGTGCTTATCGAGCTTTGCCGTGAACGACATGGCCTGTCTGGTATCGACAAACCGGGGAATTACAGCAGCAAGGTCAAATCACCGCTCAAGAAGCGGTTTGACTCGCTGGCGTCGTTGTATGCGGCGTAGAACTTGCGCTGCACCGAACGCTTCGCGTCGGTGAGCTATTGGTTCGGCTCACTGCGGTAGTGCTTTGCCCAACGATGCGGACGATCACCGCCACGCAGTGACGGCCACGATGTCAGCGTCATGGGCTGATACAATGACGGCCTGCGGATGCGCCCTCGAATGTCGTAAAGATGATCTCCTATTTTCGTCGCCACATGTTGCCCAACACCAAGAGTCACGTCGTCAGTCCATGAGTGGTAAGGTTGAGCCTCTGGCCAGACATTACGCAGAAGGCAGAACATTTCCCAGCACCCGCCGCGCATAAAGAATCGCTCGCTGTCTTGGCGCGAACGACGAATGACCGCAATGAAATCAAGCACCGAAAGCCGAACAAATCGGATGCAGGACAACCGCTCTGGTGCGCTGGTCGTGTTATTCATGGTCTTGGGTTCGCGGTGTCTGATCCGAGACGCTCCCTCCAACCTTCTCCGCGCATTCCGCATACCCGATGATGTCAATCAGCGTGTCCTGCTTCTTGCTGGTCTTTGCGCGGCTGACTTTGAGGAGGATCATCATCATGGCTACATCCCAAGAGGTGAACTCGACACCCTTCCACGCGCTCCACAGGGCGGCAATGCGGGCAAACGATTCTGATGCGTCACCGTAGTCTTTGGCCCTGTCTCCAGCAACGATGGACTTGGCGGTGTCAGAGATGGAGGTTGGTATGGTTTCTTTTGGAGACTCATCAGCGTAGCGCCATCCGATGATGTAGGGTTTTGTGGTATTTTTCCACACCCACGTTTTTGCCTTGGAAGGACGGTGGCAAGCGTGGTGGCAGACACGGTGATCTTCTCCGATCACCCATACCTCGCGCTCCCCATCGCACGGCATTGGATCGCCCGGACGGTGCCATGTCCATTCGTGGCCTTCGTAAGTGAAGGTCAGGGGGCGGGTGGTGCGAAAGAAATAATCGTTTGCTCTGTCTTGACTGAAAGTGGAATCACATACGTTAATGGTCTCCCCCAAATACAGAGGTCTTGTTCCAGATGGCAGCATGTCAGCCGTCCATCCGTCTTCGCGGTGCCACTTCATGCCCGGTGGCGGAGTTGGAAGTTTGAACTCATTCTTTGGTGTGGACTCAGATTTCTTGCCAACAGCATCCAGAATATGCTTGGCAATCGCCAGCCTGTGAGGGGCTTCATTGTCCCAATAAGGGTAATCAGATGGATCTGATTCGAGAGAGCCAATTCCTTTTGGAAGCGCAAGGAAAGAGTCGTCTGCAATTTGCTGGAGATTGTCGGGGTGGTTCATGTGAAGGAAAGCATCGCCCATCATCGGGCTGGATTCAAGTTAAAAGCGTAAGGTTATGCTTCATCCCCCAACGCCAAGGAATACGCCGGGTTGAGAATAACAAGAGCTTCGCGCAAGGCTTCGTTCGCCTTTTCGTCCTCGCCGTATTTCGCAATTCTGCGAATCTCCTCGTAGGCAGCGATCACTTTGCCGGACAAAGCGGAGGCATTCGAGGCAAGCCGGAACTCGTCTTGTTCTTCAGGAAGGTAGAAGGTCAGGGTGGCTGTCATGATTTGCGGATTTGTTGAAGCAGGTTAAAGCAGGCAGACTCGTAGGAGGTGCCAGACCCATAAACAACATCACCTCCACAATAGGAGCGAACACGAAGAATCCATAGGCCATTAATGCTTGGACTAGTGGTGAGAAGGCTGACTTCCGGCTGATCCTGAAGCCATTGAAGGAGGGATGAGTGGGCGGTGGGCATGGGTGGTTAGGTTTTGGATGAAATAGCTTCAAGAATGCGACTCACCAGTTTGTCGTTCCACGGCCTGATCTTTTTCTCCAAGGCGTAGATGTAGGCTTTAGAGACTCCACACAGAGAGCCAAATTGCCTTGCTGTCATCCCGGTTTCTTTGCGCAGCTCCAGCATGGCTTCTTGGAGGAGGGAGGTGCCGTTATCCAGATGACATTGACCAATCGACCTCTCGCTTAAGGCTAGGTTGATTTGATCGAACGCTTTTTGACTGATGGATTTAATGGATGCAGGGATTGTCATGGTAGGTAGATGGCTATTTTATTATGGTTTTCTGGATATTGAATCTGCTTGATGATTTTCTTTTCGGACACCCCATCGTTAATCATTTCCTGCACAATGGATTGAAAATTCATGACTTGTGATGGGGTGAGTCTGACTTTCGCGGCTTCAGCCTTGGATGTCTTTTCACGCCCAAGGGCGACCCGATATGCCACAAATTTCCTAAACTCATCCCGTATTCTATCGCTCCATCCGGGAGGTGTATCAACTGACAGTGACAATTCAAGTTCCCGCCTATGGTTCGCCATCCATGTTGGGGGTGGCATTCCCTCCACATATTCATCGGGGTATTCGGGCGCAAATTTAAGAATGTCCAATTCCCTCCAAGCCTCGATAAACGGAGTCAGATTGTCTTTGGTAGCCTTCCATCGTAGCTCCAACTGACGCCACATTTTTGTCTGAACCTTCATCGTGCGCGAAAACGTGCCGATAGTGGTTTTGAGATACCTGCTCAGGATAACCTCGTTGCCATCCAAGACTTTGACCCGGTTTCCAAAGTGAAGCAAATCCTCGTACTGATACCGTATGCCGGTCAATCCAAGAATCATGTCCATGTTGGCAACAATGTGCCCAATCTCGTTTGCCCGACTCCAAAGCGTCAAATACAACAGTTTGTGCATTCCACTGATCGGGCCAAGCTCTGCAATGATGTCTGCCTCATAGGCTAGTTTTGCCATCCCTTATTCTACCTCAATATAGCCTGAGAATCAACTATTTTTGTGTGTCTTACTAAAAAAGGCAATGCATTAACAATGCATATTCTGTACTCTTATATATATATGCATTATCAATGCATAGACAACTTTTGTCATACTTTCCTCACACCCTTTGGCTGACACCCGCAAGATTGCGTATGCAGGCTCTTCAGATTGTGATGCAAATACCCGCTCCTGACGTTTCCGCAGTCGCACAACGCCTCGTAAATGGCTACTCCAGCTTTGGACTTCCCCACCCTCCGCAAAACAACAAGGTGTCCAAATCTCTCCCTAGACAGGTCTTTTCTTGGTCTTGGCATAGGCCCAAAGATGGTAGAAGAAATGAGTAAATTCAAGCTCCAACAGGAGAATATGGCGAAAAAGGACGCTTTACACTCCAATCAATCTTCTCATTCAAAGACCCGTCATAGTCCGAAGGAAGCGGCCCGCGATACTTGATGGCATCACAACGGCAAATGCACTGCCACAGACGCCGATCCTCCGCATTGGAGGACATCGCGCCCCCACCCAATGCCACAAGCTCAGCCTTGGTGGTTTCCGGCATAATCTCACCCTCTCTGGGAAGATACTTGTGCCCGTCATACCTCACCTTCAAAACCGCAGTCCTCACATCCATGCCCTTGTTTTTCAGCGCAAGAGCACGCCCATATTCCACATTCATGCGACGGCAAATCTCCCGCAACGAAATGCGCTCACCATCCCATTCATGGCACCTGCGGGTATTGTTCGCCTGCTGCATCTGCGTGGCCCAACGGCAGTTCTCAGGAGAATACCCCATGTCGTTGTCAATCCTGTCCAAAGACATCCCTTCCGGCTTCGGGTGCATGTCATCCACAAAACGATCAAAGTCCTGCCAACGCTCGCAAACCGTGATCCCACGGCCACCGTAATTGGCATAGCTCGAATTAGCCGGATTCTCGCACCTCTGACGCATCATCTGCCACGTTGAATACAGCGAGTTCTCCTTCGACCTAGAACGCTCAGGCGGACACTTCAACGCAGCACGCATGTAGTCGCTCCTCAAGCAGCCACAGGACGAAGAACGCCCCGTCACCAAAGACCCATAGTTCACCTCACGCCGGTTGCCACATTCACAACGGCACAACCACCGAGACTGGTAAGTTCCCGGTGAACGCAATGCCTCGCAAACCACCGTCCATCGTCCGAAGGTTTTGCCAGCCAGATTTTTGAAGTCGCTTCTACGCATGAGTAAATATCGCATAGAAGGGAGTAAATTCAACTTTGGAGGAGGAATTTTTGAGGGGTTATATATCGTATTGAACCCGCCGGGCTTGCCCCGCTCCACCTGCCCCACCGCCCCGTGGTCATGCTATAGGCCACCATCGCCACACCTCGCCGGGTGCCTCGATTAACTACCAGACTACACCGCTACGCATAAGGTGTACCTACCTGACTAATGAGGAGTGTGTAGATAGCTCTAATCAACTGGCAATCAATCATTTACGTCGATCACGGGAAAATCATCCCCCCCAAAGTCGGCGCTTCCATCGGTCACGATGTTCACCTGAACGCTGTTGGACTGCTCGATTCCGTAGAGTTTGAGCGCCAGACCGCCCAATTGGACAAGCTCCGACACATTCTCAGGAATGATAGATTGCGCCTCCGGGCTGTTAATCGCGTTTTTGAGCGTTTTGGCGAGTCCAAGCAGCGTTTGGCTCCTGTGACTCTCCAGTGTCTCTGCGACGGCCTGAGAAGCCAAAAGAACGGGTTTCTCGGCTTTTCCAGCCTCTTGTGACAATTTCTCTTTTTCCGTGACAGCCAATTCACGCTTCATATTCTCAATTTTGAGAGGTGTGAGCCAGTTCTCACGGCATGAACGCTGACGAATAGCATCATAGCTTGTTTTGAAGATGCGGGCGGCGTCTTGATAGCTCATTCCAGCAACGCAGGCATCTTTGACTTGTGACCACTGTTCCGGCGTTAAGATAGGGGCAGGAAATGCCGCTTTCGGCTCGATTTTAGCCTCCTGATATTGTGCTGGCGCTTCGCTTTCTACTTCTTTCTCTTGTGTCTCCATGCCTTAACGCTTCCCTTCATTCCCTCGCTTTGTCAAACAAAGTGAATCAATCCCTCTTTTCCTCCTTGCAATATACGCTTCTGCGCGTATAATGTACATGCCTTGAATGAGAGCTAGTACCTCTCTGCCGGTACTTGGAAACAAGCGGCGCGCCCCGAGTCGCCAGGATTCGGCCATGCCTCAAAGGATAGAGAGGATGCTAATGCAACCAGACTGCGCACAACGCGCCTTCTGCCGGTCACAAGTCCGACTTAATGCAGAGTGGCAACCATAACAAAAAATGCAGAACCAAACGCTTAAGCCATACCTGTTCGCCTTTCTTGCACGCCAGCGTGGCGCTATCGGGGTATTTTACCCCATACAACGCATCCTGGCTTTGCCAGAAGGTGAGCAAAATAACATGCTGGAAATCGTCACGCGATGCGCTGACTTGGAAATCCAAGGCATTGAACTATGTTGTGAAATGGCGCATGGCCAAACGCATCCAGCTCCTGAGGGGCCAACAATCGCGTACGAATTGATCAATGATGTGGCAAACGGCCCGTTTAGCTTGGGCTTTATGCGTGTCTCAGACTTTGGAGACGGCCCTTTCTCAAAAGTGAAAGAGTTGATCAGATCAACTTATCGTCCTTTGTTGGTCGCGTGGACACGCAACCAGCTAGAGGAATACGTAAAGCACAACGCGCTGAAAGTCATCCAGTAGAGATACAAGCGCAGGGCCGCTAGTTAGGCGGCCCTGCGCTTCGTGCTCTGCATTCTGCCCGGAATTAGCCGGGTAGAAACCAAAGCACAAAAATGAAAACAGAATATCCAATCTACGACAAGCGCGACGGCGCAAAAGATGCCTCACTCCAATTCCAGCCAATCCGAAAAATTCTCGGCTTACCTTGGAATCGAGGTGTTGAACGCTCGCTTGAACATTGCCAGTTAGATCACTCTAAAGCCTTGGAGACGCTCAAACGACGCGCCAAGAAAGCAGGCGAAACGATCCTTGCGGCAGTTTTTGACAACTACGCCGTTACGATTCTGGTGGAGAATTGACAAAAGGGCGCGGGCAACCCTAAATCCCGCAAAATTTCGGCCCTATAAGCCCGTCCCGCATGACGAAAACTGCCGACACAACAAACCAAAGAACAGATGAGAACAGAATACTATCAGCCAAAAACGGGGGCGCGCTGCCCTTGTAAGCGAGGCATTCAGCGTGATAATTGCCCCTCATGCGAGGGTACGGGATGGAAAATTAATTTTGCCGCCATTCGTGCCCATGCTTTGTTGCGGCATCATGTCACGGGGGCAATCGAGCGAGGCGAGAAACAACCAATCACGGAGGTTCTGGCCTAACTCTATGCCGTACCACATGCAGCAACATTACAGAGAAGCCGCAAGGCGACGCCAGCAAGCCCATGATCAAGCCAGTTTTATACGCTGGCTCTTCATCTACGGCGGACTGATACTAGCCGCACTCGCTGCGGCTATAATGTAAGAACAAAAACAACAAACAGAAAGAAACGACTATGCACTACATGAAAACAAAAGAGGGGCAGATTATCAAAACCGATTCTCCCCAATACTGGAACGAATGCGAAAAGCTGCCGAAAAAAAGCAGGGCAAGAAGCGTACCGACAACAGCAAATCGAGAAGCTGAAGGGCTGGATTTCTACCGGCTCCACAGTTTACACGATGCTAAAACACGTTTCCGCATCTGGCATGTCTCGCCGGATTACTCCGCTGATCATCTTGAATGGCGAGGTTGCGAACATCTCTAGCATCGTTTCGGATGTGCTGGAATGGCGATATAACGACGAAGGCTCCGTGGTTGTCGGCGGCTGTGGAATGGACATGGGTTTCCACCTTGTCTATTGCCTTTCCAGCGTTCTTTTCCGTGGTGAAACTGAAAAAGATGCTGGCTATGCTCTGAAACAACGCTGGCTCTGATTGCCTCCTTGTCTCCCCTTCCTTTATGGGAGGGGAGCAAAGGGCGCAAACCCTCTCGTTAGACGTTGCCCATGTCTAGCGAGTTAAAACCGGGCAAAGCACAAACCACTAAAACAAATGAACATGCAACTAAACCACAATCCAGCAGATTTCTGCGCAACCAACAACATAGTCGGCCTTAGCCTTGACCGCCTCCCAAGCGGGAAAGTCATGGCCTGCGAAGTAAGGAGAGACGAGGCTGGCGAGCTTCGCGTACCCATCGCCCAAATGAGCCTTGACGAGCTTTATCGGCTCGCTTCCCGGCTCCATTTGGAGATTCTGCCATCCAAATTCGCCACACGGCAAGAAATGGACAGTCACCGCGCCCATGTTCGCCGACTCTCCGAGCGTGCCGAACAAGCGCGGGAGCTTCGCGGGGAACGCGAGGCGGAAGGATGGAAACAAGCTGAATAACTCTCCCGTCTGCTCTGTCGGCTAAAGCTGGCAGAGTAGCGGGGAGCGTTAAGCTCCGATAAACAACAAAACGAAAGGAAACGACATGAACGAAAAATGCAAACGGCATAAATGGCAAAATATCGGAGGCTGCAAGGAAAACCCTGGCATCATGGGCATCGGTGGCGCTGCCATACTACACACGCAGCAATGCACCAAGTGCCAGCGCACGCGCTCTCGCGTGTTCGGTGACGTGAATGCTTGCGGCAACCGCAACCATGGCTGGAGGATTCACGAATGAACCCCCTAGAACCACAGGAGCCGCATTTCCTGATCCAATTCGCCGTCACACTGGCCTTTGCGATTTTCTTTGCCGCATTGGTACTCGGATGCTGTCACTAAACCACGCCGCCAGTCTGCTTAATTGCCAGACTGGCGGCTTTTTTATTTATACATGCCTCCATGTTTTACGATTTAAAACACGTGCCACGGTTTGCTTATCTATATTATAAATAGCCGCCAACTTCCTGTGGCTAACTTTTCTTGGAACGTAGGAGTTTCTTATCTCAAGAACAAGAGCCGTCGTCAATTTGGATAGATGTTGTCGTTCTCCGATACCAACCTTTGCGCGACCTTTTTTAACCTTGTCTAAAATATTCTCATGATTTGTTCCGGTCCACAAATGATCTGGATTCACACAAGGCGGGTTGTCGCAGGAATGGAGAACGCACATGCCGTGATGACCACCCAAGACGCCCAACTTGCCATAAGTAATTTCAAAAGAAGCGCGATGCGCCCGAATAACCTTGCCGTTAAAGCCCACTTGCCCATATCCATTCTTATCTTTGCAGGCCGTCCAAACCCAGCACCCTCCGGGGTGGCTTGTTTTGTCAACTTTTGACCAGAACCTTTCGATTTGTTCTGGTGTGTATTTGACCAATTTGGGTTCCGCTTGTACGGTTTCTTCAGCTTCAGCATTCATGACGTATATGTGTGTTGAGGTTAGATGCCGCTGCTTCTGACAGGAAGTGGCGGCATTGCCATTTTACCAAGCAAACCAATAAAAACAACAATAAATAAACGAATGGAGCAAAATGCAAACCAACGAACAAAAACTCGCCGCTTTCTTTGACCTTCTAGCTAAACGCTGGCAGGAACATGAGGCGGAGCAGGAAAGGGAACGGAAGGAAAAAGAGGACGCTAAGCTAACACGGCTAAAACCGTGGTACTTGCAAGCGAGCCAGTAAACAAAGAAAGGACACACCAATATGACAGAAATGGAAGCAGCCGCAAAGATAGCCGGGATGCGTGACGGATACCGGAAGGCGGAAGAAACCGAGGCCGTGTTCGGGCTTAAAGCTCACGAATGGCCGACGTTGATCCACATTCACCGTAGCGGCCTTGTGTCACGAACGGAAAAAGCTAGAAAGCTGGCGACAGCTCACGCGGCATGGACAAAGGCCAATCTCCATGCGCTAGGCATCGCCTGCTAAAGATCAAGCCCTCGCTGGCCTAGTGCTGGCGGGGGCTTTTTCGTGCCCTCACGCCATTCTCAATTCTGATAACCCGGCGATGCGTTTACACCCTACCACTTCCGCACTCGATGAAATCCTACCAGAGCCGCGAAAAAGAGCCGCAAACATCCTTGCATTCATCCGCGAATTAGCGTAAGGTTGATTCATGTTCAACAAAACAAAGCCCGCACGTTTCCGCGTCACTTACCGGATTCAGAGCCGCGAATACTGGTTTACGATTCCAGCCGTTTCAGCCAGCGCAATCTGGCGTTCGTGGGATCGTCTCGGTTCCACGCTAGTTGATGTCAGTGAAGTTTAACAACCATGAAACCCCTCGTTTCAACAAAAGCCCTCTTAAACCTAGTTTGGTGGCACGAACACGCCATCAGCGTCATGCAAACCATTGGCGAATACCAAATGCACAAGCGTCCAGAACAATTCAAACGAGCCGCAAATCAAGTGATCGAGGCCGCGTCACTGGCGGAAAAATGGCATAATGAGTGGCGGAAAACTTTTCCACAAACAGCATGAACAAAATAGCCGAACTACTACGAAAACACTTGTCCGAATCTCCACGCGGAGAGCAAGCGCGAATTGTCCGCGATCTGAACATCAACAAAAGCACAATGACACGCTGGCTTGACGGCGACATGCACCCCAATGGGCAGCATACGATGACGATTGTTGAATACATTCGCCGCAAGAGGGGAGGAACGCTATGACCCAAGACGAAAAACGAATCAAGCTGGCTGAGGCTGCTGGATGGAAAGGCATCGTCGCCAGTCACATGATCGGCTACGCACCGTGGCGATTAATGCCGTATGAAAAATGTGTGCAAAAAACACCCATTGACGATCTGGCTGGAATCCCGCTCGATCCACTGCCGGATTACTTCAACGACCTCAACGCGGTGCATGAGTTGGAAAAAATGCTAACTGATGAACAATGGCTCGAGTATAGAGAAGAATTAAGGACAATCGTTATCGGAAAAATCCGACTGGTTTCTCAATGGTGTAAAGCCGACCTTCACACCACCGCAGCCCAACGCTGTGAAGCCCTCGGACAAACCCTCAACCTTTGGTAACATGACAACAACCGAACACCTTCAAAAAATCAAAACCAAGTGCCAGCAGCTACTCTCTAAATATCCGCCGTGCGAATCAACCGCAGGCTGGCGCTGTACCATTGTGGCAATAAATGCAATTCCTTGGCTTGATATTGACAGCCAAGAACATTTAACGGGAAATATGATTTCTTCATGGCCCGCAGAACTACTCGATTAACATGACTCTCCGCCCCTCAATCATGGTTGATGCCGCCACTCGCTACTGCCTTGAGCAAAGCGTGTCGTTTGAGAAACCTGTGGCGTTCCTTGACTCGACGGTGCTGCGTCGTGTAAGATTTCCGGTCACGTTCAAGTATCGCAAACGCAAACAGAAACGCCTAGCACTACCGGAGAAAGCGTCATCATGAAAACCACCACAGTTGAAGTCTTTACCGAAGATTTGGGCCTCAAAGATTGCTTCGAGGTGTCAGCCACCGTTGACGTTGAGCATTGCGACGACTCTGACTACAACCGAGAACACGGATACGGCCATGCGGAATACATCGGCGATGCTGAGATTTTCTTCTTGGTTGTCCGCGAAGTTGACCGGGAAACTGGAGACGTGATTGACCACGACGTTTTGCAGCCTGCGATTGTCAAGCAAGCCGAGGAATGGGCCATCGAGAAAGCCAAAGAAAAGATTCGTAATGGAGATTTGCCTTGAAGTCCATTCGTCCGCAGCATAAGTTTTCTTCGTCACCGACAGACATTGAAGCCGAGGTTTATTCTTTTTTCCTTGTTATCGCTGCCCTCTCCAGCGTAGGCATGTCGGCGAGAGGTTAATTTCACCATGAGCACTACACCAGAACAACCCGAAACTGAGCAAGTCACCAAGACCTGCAATTCGTCGCAACCTTGCTGCCTGATGGACGACGATCTAAACGAAGAACTCGGAACGCCAGCCTGCGATGTTGAGGGTGGTTGCGAGTCGTGTCAGTAAACTTTCAGCCTAGTATTGAGCAATGGCCCGACGAGGTTTGGCTGCAAAGCCGATTAAACTGACAATGCTAGGTTGATGATCTTTGATAAATTTGCCTGCCGTGCCTGTGCTGGCCCTCTGTGAATCACCCGCGACTTGCCTCGTTGGCATGAGTGAGCAGAAAGCGCGAGAGAGCACTTAATCCAATGTAGCGGAACTCAGTTCCAAAGCTGGACTCTCGCGGCGGCAGGCAACCAATTTGATTAAATAATGAGAGCCTAATGCAAAACGGACTGTTGCCCGTGAGGGAGGATTGGGGACTTTCCAACATATTTGGAAGCAGTATTTCTCATTTCCACTTTCTGTAAGGTTCGTGTTGCTTTTCAGCGCACAAAATGATAAGATTGACTTCTATGAGCGAAACAATTGGACTTAAAAATACCAAAACTAATTATTGGTTTGACTAACCCTAGCGTTTGGGATATAAGTTATGAATGAACTCTCAAAAATCGCATCTATTCTTGGCAAGGTTGGCGGCTCCTCGAAAAGCGAAGCTAAGAAAAGAGCGGCTCGCGCAAATGGAAAAAAGGGAGGAAGACCGCCAAAAGCTGATAAACGATCCAAATCTAAAACCAATCAAGGGATATGAAGATTTTTATCGAGCATCCCCATCTGGACATATTATCGGGTTGAGACAAAGAAAGCCTTTGGTTGGAGCATTAAGTGGTTTTGGTTATCTTCATGTAACATTGTGCCGAAACAAAAACGATCAAAAACAGTTTCAAGTTCATCGCCTTATTTGCCAAGCGTTTCACGGTGATCCTCCTTCTAACTTGCATCAAGTAAATCATAAAAATGGAATCAAACACGATAACCGTCCCGACAATCTTGAATGGGTTACAGTTAGCGAAAATCGTCTGCACGCTTATCAACTTGGCTTAAATGAATCTGGCGAAACTCACCATTGGGCCTCCTTAACAAGGGGGCAGGTGAAAGAAATACGCAAAATAGGAAACTCAATTTCTCAACAAAAAATAGCTAACATTTTTGGAGTCAGTCAAACCTGCATCAGTAAAATACTAAACAACAAACATTGGAAACACGACGCATGAGCGAAGAACTAGAAATCTTGAAACCGGAACGTATCACCGCCATTGAGCAAGTCACGCGAGCGGAGGTTGACACTCAAATCAGCACGGCCAAAAAGTATCCACGCACACTTTCCAAGGTGAAAGCTGACATGCTTTCCTTTGCCACGCTGGATCAAGAAACCGCCGAGAACTGCTTCTACACCTTGCCTCGTGGTGGCAAAAGCATTCAAGGCCCGTCTGTTCGTTTGGCTGAAATTGCTGTGTCTTGCTACGGCAATCTTCGCGCTGGCAGCCGAATCATTGACACAGTATCAACCGGCGATAGCCCTCACGTTGTAATTCAAGCCATCTGCCATGATCTTGAAAAAAATGTAGCCGTCACCGTCGAGAAGCGTCGCCGCATTGTTGGTAAAAAGTCCAAGAATGGAGCGATTGACGAGGATGACATTAATCTTGCCGCCAACGCGGGTGCTGCCATTGCGTTCCGCGATGCGGTATTCAAAGTTGTGCCGGGTGCTCTTATCAAGCCAATTTTTGAGCAGGCCAAACAGGTTGCTATTGGTGATGCCAAAACACTTGCAGAACGTCGCCAGCGAGCCGTGGATTCCTTTGCCAAAATGGGCGTGCAAAAGGAAAAGATTTTAACCTTGCTCAATAAGCGGTCAGTTGACGATATTGATCTGGCCGATCTTGAAACTCTTTTTGGTCTTCATACAGCTATCAAAGACGGTCAAACGACTATTGATGAGGCGTTTTCAAAAGAGGTGGCAAAAGCAACTCTCAACCTTCCTAGCCAAGCGGAGGTGGAAGCATGATTATCCTTGAAGACGATATTTACCGGGCGCATTCCGCTCTAAATTTTAGCAGCATCAAAAACATCCTGCTATCGCCAAAACACTACAAGGCTTCTCTGGCAAAGAAGATTGATCCTAGTGAAGACATGCTTATCGGTTCCGTGGTTCACGCCAAAGTCCTTGAAGGCAAAGACTATCCAGTGGCCGTCATGCCGGAAGGCATGGACGGTAGAACAAAGGAGGGAAAGTCGTGGAAAGCTGCCAACGCAGACAAAGAGACAATGAGCCGAGATGGCTATGCGACATGCCAGCGGCTTATCCAGTCGATTCAGGGCAATGCAGACGTTCAATACTTGCTTGGCAAATGCACCAAGCGTGAAATCGGCATCGTGCAAAAGTATCGCGGCATTGAAATCAAAGGCAAAATTGACGCGGCGGGGCAGGATGAATCTGGCAACTGGTTCATCGTTGACCTCAAAACTGCAAAAGATGCGAATCCGCAGGTATGGGCCAAAGAAGCATCCAGCAGGTTCTATTTCTTGCAGTTGATCTGGTATCGGACTCTGCTTGCTCTTGAGCTTGGCCTTGATTACCCGCCTCCGTTTTATTGGCTTGTGGCGGAAAAGACAGAAGCGAGCGATGTTTGCATCTTTAGCCCGCCAGCCGAGGCCGTTGAGATTGGTCAGGCTCAAATGGACAAGGCCATTGACCTCTACACCGAATGCTCAACCACGGGCAAATGGAATGGCTACGGCAATGGCATCCTCGAATTGGAGATAAGCCCGTGGGAGCGGAAGAAGTGGCTCAAACAGTAATTTAACCTCAAACACCAATGCCTAATAACAACATCAACATCAGCTTTGACATTCTCAAAGTCCAAGGAGCGAAGAAAATCACCGGCAAAGACGGCAAAGAATACGCTGCCATCTGCATCCCAGAAAGTCGCCTCAAGCGTTTCCAGCGCAAAGATGGTAGCGAGAGCCTGTTCTTTGAACTCGACGTGAAAGCCAACCGAGACGGCGAAGACAAGTTTGGCAAGACGCATTTTGTTGCCGAAGCTGCCTCCAAAGAAGAGCGCATGGCAAAGACTCGTCTGCCCATCATTGGCAACGGCAAAGAGTTCGTCTTTGGTGGGTCGTCTGGCGGTTCTCGCGCTAGTCAGCATGGAGCGGTCAAAGCCGCTAATCACCCCCTGATGAAAGACGATGGCCTTGAAGAAGACCAGATTCCGTGGTGAGCAAATTACTACACCTGACAACAACCGAGGGGCGCGACTCGACAACGCGCAAAACTCAGCTTACAGTTGCCTATATGCCTTGCTACGACGCAGAAGCACGCGAACGACCACAAAGACTTGAATCCAAAGTTCATAAACTTACAGCAATGCTTTGTGGTCTTTGCACAAAAATTGAAAATTCATCATTGCGCTCAATGATCGACTCCGACCCGAATCTTTCCGATTGGTGGCAAAACCACAAAACTCATGACGAAAGAATTGCTGCTATCAAACAAAAGAGAGATGCTTTAGGTTCTCATTGTCTGACGGATAAGGAGTTTGAGCTTTTGTGGAATGCGGATGACATTTCTTATTAACACACATCAAAAGAACACATGACCTCCGATCAAATCGACACCATCAACGCCATCGCCGCCGACTGCTACGAGAAGGCTGCGATGAAAGGCTTTCATGACAGCGACCTCGATAAAAACGACGTTGAACTCATGGCAGCGTGGACGGCAAACCTGCACGGAGAAGTATCTGAGCTTTGGGAGGCTGCTCGCAAGGGTAAACTCAACCATCAATGCGACAAAGAGGCTGCTCTGACATGCGCAGAAGAGGAGTTTGCGGACATCTTCATTCGTGTCTGCGACTCGTCACGCGCTTTTGGAATCAACCTTGGACGCGCCGTTTACCTGAAAATGCAATACAACGCCAGCCGTCCGCACATGCACGGCAAACTTGCTTGACCTATGTACGCCACAGAAATCATCGCAGAATTGAAGCGGCTCATCGAAATCCACGGCGATGTTCCGGTAAAGACACTCATCGTCAATGGCGAATCATTCACAAAAGCCGAGGCCGAAGTGACTGATATTCGCTACACAAGCTCCGAAGCATGGCGTAAACCCATCATCAAAATCGTATCAAAATGAACGGCATTACCAAGGAAAAGATCGAAATGCTTGATGAAGCCATTGCTTGGCACTCCGCACAGGAGGATGTCAGTGATACTGAAATCGAGTGGATTGAGTGGGCAAGGAAACGTGTGAAGGAATTGGAAAGGGGTGAGTCATGAAGCTGTGGCTAGGTGTGGACGTTGGAATCAACGGTGGAATTGCTTTCATTCCAGAAAAGGGTAACTCTTGGGCTATTAAGATGCCCGATACTTTATGTGATCTTTGGGATGCGATTGATAACATTGGCTTTGATTTTACATATCTGCACGCATGCCTTGAGCGTGTGCATTCATCTCCGCAAATGGGCGTCAAAAGTGCGTTCACTTTCGGCCAAGGATTCGGTCATCTTGAAATGGCTCTGACTGCCGCCAAGATTCCATTCACTTACGTCACTCCTCAGAAGTGGCAAAAGGAGCTTGGATGCCTCACTGGTGGCGACAAAAACGTGAGTAAAGGCCGCGCCCAGCAACTTTTTCCGCACATCAAATGCACGCACGCCATCTCAGATGCGTTGCTCATCGCTGAATACTGCCGCAGAACCATCAGATAGCCATGAACCCCGACGACGAAACAAGCCCTATCCCCGCCTTCATTATGATGGCTATCATCACGACGCTCGCTGCTGCAATCCTGCTCAAAGCCCTGCTCTAGCACACTTGAAATAGTAAGCTGGTAAAGAACATTGACAATATCCGCTTAAAAGCGTAAGATTGAAGTCACATGAAAACACAAATTAAGAACAGGTTTACAGGCAGTGTGATACATGAGGGCGACTACGCTTCTATTTATGAGGCAGTTGCGACGGCCATCAAATCAAAAACTAACCTTCGCGTCGCTAACCTTCACGGTGCTGACCTTCGCGATGCTAACCTTCGCGATGCTGATCTTCGCGATGCTGACCTTTGCGGTGCTAACCTTCGCGGTGCTGATCTTTGCGATGCTGATCTTGGCTGTGCTAACCTTCGCGATGCTGATCTTCGCGATGCTGACCTTCGCGATGCTAACCTTCACGGTGCTGACCTTCGCGATGCTAACCTTCGCGATGCTGATCTTCGCGATGCTGACCTTTGCGGTGCTAACCTTCGCGGTGCTGATCTTTGCGGTGCTAACCTTCACGGTGCTGATCTTCGCGATGCTGACCTTTGCGATGCTGATCTTCACGGTGCCAAATACGCAACATTAATCATTGCACAAACACGCATTCTTCCAGACGGGGAAATTATTGGTTGGAAGAAGCTGCAAAATGGAAGTATTGCAAAATTGCGCATTCCTGAATCCGCAAAACGCTCTAATGCTTTTGGTCGCAAGTGTCGATGCTCTGAGGCTATTGTTGTGGCAATTTATGATGGTGACAACGAAGTGGATGTGGGTTTTTCCTCGCACGATCCAGCCTTTGAATACAAAAAAGGCGAAATCGTCAGGCCCAAAAAGCCGTTTTCTGAAGACTGGCAAGATGAGTGTGCTTCAGGTATTCACTTTTTCATCACGCGAGAGGAAGCTGAAAATTACTAATTTATGCCAAACGAGAAAGCATCGCCCGCGCATCGTCTAGCATACCGGCTGGAATCCATTCTAGTGTCAAGTAAAGTTGACGCTGACGAGATTACGAAGATTCTGATCGACCTTCTGGCGCATCACATCGCTGGCTACGAGCCGATTCACCGGGAATACATCTGGGATGCGGCTGTGGATGAACTCGACGACATGGTGGAGATTTTCTCTGCTATCGAGGACGAGGATTATCAGAAGAATTGACACACCCTCCTCGCTGAGATAGGGTTGGAGTGCCGACTGGAAACGGCCTGTAACTATGACGATAAATGATCCCCACCTTTCAAGGAACCTGTGTCATGCAGATTTCCAGCCTTGAGAGCGTGGGGATCGCCTTTTGGTGAATTATGCAAATACTATTTGATAGTCGAATGGTGAAAATTTGTGGATCGGTTCACGCCGCCATCATGCTTTGTTACGTTAAGGGAAGATGTGGGTGGTTTAGAATGACTCAAAAAGAGTGGGAAAATGCAACTGGATTGAGTAGATGCGAACAAGAATCATGTAGATTTCTTTTAAGGAATAGAGGCTTTATCAGCGAAGAGCTTCGCGGAATACCTGCATGTTTACATTTTTTAGTTCACACCGACAGAATTAACGATGCTCTTTGCGCTAACCCTCATGGATCACCCCCTCGCAGGAGACAGTTTGTTTATTTAATGAAGAACAAACGAAATGGCTTTGTGAAAATAGGCGTTTCAACAAATCCAACCCAGAGGGAAAAGACCCTACAATCAGAGGAGCCAGACATTGACATGTTCTTTTCAGAGGCTTCGAGTATGAAGATTGAGAAGGAGCTTCATAAGCATTTTGCTCACAAAAGGGCTAGGGGAGAGTGGTTCAAACTTACCGACGATGATGTGTCTTACTGCGTCAGTTACATCACAGAAAACTCAAACAAATGACAACGATTCACCGCCGAAAACTTTCTGAGCACTTCACCGTGTTGCCGAACCAACTGCTTTGCGACAAGCGGCTATCTTTCAAAGCTCGCGGCCTATTGGTCATGATGCTGTCTAAGCCTGAAAACTGGAGGACGAATGCCTCTTGGATTGAGGATCAGGCAACCGAGGGTAGAGAGGCTTTGCAAGGTGCCTTCAAAGAGCTAGAGACTTTCGGGTACTTGAAGCGGGTCTGCGAACGCGATCCACATACTCAGCGCGTAACCTGCATGACGTGGCACTGGAGCGACGCATCTAGTCCGACTAACGGGATTCCAGATGACGGCTTCCCGTCTGACGGAGAGCCGTTCTCTACAAAGAACAGAATAGAAAAAGAATATACATCTCCCGAATTAAAAAATTCGGGCAACGAGCGGGTTGAATTGTTCGCTTTCCCGAAAGGGGTCGAGAAGCCAATCATTCATTCCAATCCACCCGCAAAGCGTGGCAGACCGCCAAAACCCGCCGATCCTCGCCATCAAGAAGCCATCGAAATGTGGCGCGACATGTGGAATGAGCGGTTTAACACGCCGTATTCCTTTCATTCTAAGGACTTTAAGCACCTAAAGGAGTTTTTGCGAGCCAATCCAACTGTTGAAGTCTCAAAAATGAGAGACGCATTAAGCGGAATTTGGTCGCTTGAGGTGCAAAAGGGCGCTTTTGCCCCCAACTCCATCCGAATCCTCAACCTTTGCGACCTTTGCCTTCGCTGGAACACCATCATCGGAAACATCCAATAAACCACAAACCATGAACTATACATCACTCCCTGAAAATATTGAATCTTCGGCTCAGCGCAGACTGAACGAAATTGTGAGAAAACTCAATGAGGTTCGAGTCATGGTTATGAACCATTGGCCCGACGCCATTTTTTTCGTCAACTCAGACGAGACGGGATCATATTTATATATTTCACGCCGCGAGGACTCCATCGAATGTGTGCAATCTGACATCTCTGCTGAAAAATGGCAGACGCTTGATTTAGACGATTGCGGAATTGACGAAGAATAATTTACCCAAATACACCCAAGAAAGGAACACCATGATAGCAAACCTAGACACGCCACCTCAATCGACTCATCCAGATTATGACTGGTGGGTTTTCTCAACCGCCCTCAGCGAAGGCTGGTTGATGCTTTATTGCCCCAAGACTGGCAAAACAGGCTCAGTACGCAATCCATCGAAAGCTGAGTGGGCCAAGGCATTTGATGCGCCAAATAACCCTTACCAATGGCATGACAATTCTCGTGTCGTCATAGACGTTAAATGACACCTCCTCCCACAATCGAACAGCTTCTAGCGTCCTTCAAAGACGCCCAGCTTCCGTGGTCTGAGGAGGCTGAACAGACGGTTGTTTCCTCGATTTTCCACCACCCAAGGCTGATTGAGGAGTGCCCGCCCGTGGATTCATTCTTCCACGTCCATCACCGCTGGCTGATCGAGGCTTTCTTGGAGCTTTTCAACGCTGGAAGGCCGATTGATCTGCCTTCCGTGACAATCAATCTCCGTGAAAAAGGGCTTCTCGACAACATGGGAGGCCCGGCGAGGCTCAGTGTCTTCTACTCGAACATCCCGATGGTGTCGCATTTCGGCTACTACGCCGGGATTGTGCGGCAGAAATACCAGCTTAGGGCCATGATTGGCGTTCTTGCCGCTGGAATGGACGTTCTTTTGCGTTTTAACGAGTCGGAGGGTTCTTCCGCTGCCGATACCCTCCAGAACGTCATTAAAAGCGTTGTGGAGGCTGCAAATGACGATGGCAGCCCTGATTTGGAGCATCGCCCGATGGCGGAACTCATTAACGAGGTCTTGCAGGACGCCGAGGATATGGCGAAGTCGGGGCGGAAAATCACCGGGGTTTCGACTGGTATCGCCGAATTTGATGACATCATGGGCGGTCTTGAACCCGGATGCCTGACGGTTGTGGCGGCTGAGTCCAGTGATGGCAAGTCCAGTTTGTGCCGACAAATGCTCGAATGGGTGGCTATCGAGGGTGGTTGCGCCGTTGACTACACCTACGAAATGATGCCCAAGGCGGAAGTGAAGCGCATTTTGTGCTCTCAGGGCAAGATTGACGCCAAAAACCTCAAAACGGGGATGCTGACGCGCAATGAAATGCTCAACCTTGGCCTTGTGGCAAACAAGGCGGCGAAATGGGACTTCAGCATCGTGGATGTGGCTGGAAAGACGATTGAGCAAATCTGCCGCGATATTTCACGCAGGTCGCGTAAATTGAACGCTGGCAAAAGGCTTGTTGCGATGATTGACTACATCCAGCTATGCAAGACTACCGAAAATTCTCAAAATCGAGAACGCGAGGTTGCTCACATCACGGCTACCACCAAGCAGTGCGCCAAGATGACGGGGGCACACATCATCATGCCTTCGCAGGTGAACAACGATGGCGAGGTGCGTGAATCCCGCGCCATTGAGCAGGACGCCGACAACCTCATCAAGATCAAGAAGATTGGCGTCAAGAACGACGGCCCCTCATGGAAAAAGGGCAAAGAAGAGGAGAAGCCCAATTTCCAGCGCCAGATGTTCTTCCACAAGGTTCGTGACGGTGAACGCTACCGCACCGTGGACATGGAGCTTGTCGGCAAGCACTTCAGGTTTGAGGTTTTGCGAAAAGAGGTTGATTCTGAGGGATAATTGGCGTAAGATTGAACTTATAAACAGGCCAGAACGCGGAGGTCAGCCAGTCCGAAACGAAGCCCACAACCCAAGAAGACCAATGAGCACCCTAGAAACCACTGACACAGCAGTCCAAGCCACGAGGACTTGGATGCACCGTTTTGTTCGCCTTTTGGGCTATGTTTGTCCAGTCTGCGAGGATGTGAGGCACCGTCTCAAGGGACACCGCTGCTCAAAGCTGGATGGTGAGCACGGACTTGCTGCCGCTACCATGAGAGCATGGGAGCAAGAGTGGGGAGACGGAGCCAGCGGAGATGCTGGCGCGATGCTCAGGCGAGAACTGCGGAGCGTAATCCGCCGCTACGGTCAGGAGTCGGACGTGACCGCATATCAGGCCATCGGTGCGCTCCACATGGTGGAACATGATATTGTGGACATGCTCGACTGCGCAGCGTGAAGGCGAACGACTAGCATGAGCCACGCCGCCACAGACTCACGCATACAGGACCAACGCCAAACGGCGTTGGCTCTATGCGCTTGTTATGCCTCTTCGTGTGGCCGGGTGACGTTGTATCTCGGGGACTGCATGGAAGTGCTGCCAACTCTCGGGCAGGTCGATGCGTGCATCACTGATCCGCCGTATGGGATCGCCTATGATCCAAGCAAAAGCACCCAGAAAGGAATCCAACGCTTCGGCATGGTGATCGGCGACGATGAAATCTTCGACCCGTCGCATCTGATGGAATACCCGGACGTGATCCTTTGGGGAGTGAACAACTACTGCCACGCAATCCCGCCAAGAATCGGGCAATGGTATTTCTGGGACAAGGTGACGCAAAACGCGCTCAAGGTGCGAATTGCCGAAGGCGAATACGCATGGCACAAGAAGGGAACTAAACCCCGCGCATTCCGGCACCTATGGAGCGGAGCGTATCGCGGAAGCGAAGGCGGCGAGAAGTCGCAGCATCCGACCCAGAAACCCGTGATCCTGATGCAATGGTGCATGGATGCAGCAAAGCTCGCCGATGGCGCAACGGTGCTTGATCCGTATATGGGGAGCGGAACCACTGGAGTCGCCGCCGTGCGGTCTGGACGCCGATTCATCGGCATCGAGAAAGACCCGACGCACTATGCCACGGCACTCGAACGCATCCAGCGCGAACTCGCGCAGGGTGATTTGTTTCTGCCCAACGCTCAATCTCTGCCAACCCTGGGGCACGACCAGGACAACACGACAAAGGCCCAATAACATGACCGAAGCAAGCACACTAACAATGACCCAAGACCAGCCCCAGAGGTTGGTAGCAGAGCCGGGTTGTCCTCCCGAATGGCTGGAAGAGATAGTCGAAACTATCGGCATTACCGATGGCGTCGATCTCGTTGAATGGCACCTAGACCAGACGGGCGACTACATCGTCAAAATCGAATACGGCGAGGAAGAAATGAGCTTCCGCGCGGGCACAGATGGCGAGAGCCACGGCCAAGACTACGATGGCACAATCATCGACATGACCACGACTGACCAAGTGCAGTGGTGGTGCGCTGGTGAACTCTACACGCGGCTCCAAAGGGCCAAGCGCAAGATCGAGGACTTGGAGGCGAACGCCGAAGGTGAGGCGACGCTACCCGCAACCCCAACCCATTCCTAGACTATGAACGATCCCAAACCTACTACGGAGCCGGTGGCGGTCGCCTCGACCACCTTGTTAGCTGATTTTTTGCGACAACTCATCGCGCACAATTCGGACACCTCTCTTTGGGGGCTGCAAGGAATCGTGGACACCCCCGAAGGCGAGGCGCAACCAGACTTGCAATTCGGAGAGGTATACGTCGAGCAACATCAAAGTGGCGACAATTCTTTTTACGGCTACATTTGGTATCCGCTTCCGTGTGGGAATTGGCTGCAAACTTATTTCAGCTAACCAATAGCTGAGCCGCAAGCGAGCCAAAGCGAGTCTGTCGGCTCCAGCGGAAGTTCGGCTCAAATATGAAAATTACCTATTGCCAGAAATGCCGCACGGATTAGAATCGGGCAATGCCCACAGGTCTAACAGTTGCCGCCGCCCGTGCTGCGCTATACACGCAAGTTGATCCCAACGACGTTAACTCGACGTTGTTTTTGCCGTATTTGAACCAAGCCTGCGAGCGGATCATAAATTCTGGCGCGTGGAAAAACACCTATGGTCAGGTAGATTTCCAGACTTCGACAGGCTACATCACGCTTCCTAGACGCTGGGAATCAATCATCGGAGTTACCCGCGTGAACTATCCCACTGGCGTATATCCGAGAATGGTTGAGTTCATGACTTCGGGGCCGGGGTATTTCGATGACGAGGCAATGGATGAGAACCTTCGCACGATCATTGACCAAGGCGACTGCTGCACGATGGAGTTTCAGACCGATGCTGGACTGCCGCAGCTTGTCATCGCCAACGCCGCTGACGCAGGTAAAATCGTGCGCGTTTACGGTTACGACACGAACGGAGACGAGGTTTTTGACTCGTCTGGCAACGCTGGTTTGGCCCTTACGCTGGCAAATACCACGGTGACGGGTGCAACGTCCATGACCATAACGCAGATCGTTAAGCCTGCGACCCTTGGTTCCGTGACGCTGAACGTGGTTGTGAGCGGCACTCCCGTTGAGCTTTCCGTTTACGAGCCAAGCGAGACGAACCCAATTTACCGCCGCTACAAGACTGGCACGATGACAAGCCGGAGCGACGGCAAGCCCTGGCTGCGCTGCCTGTGCAAACGTCGCTACGTCCCTGCCGTGGCTGAAACCGACCTTGTTTGGCCTGACAACCTTGGCGCTTTGAAGCACGCATTGATCGCCGTGAAGCTGGAAAATGACGGTGCGTATGAAGAAGCCGCCGCCGAGCAACGTTGGCAGAAGTGCTATCAGATTCTCAATCAGGGACTTAAGCAAAATCGTGGCGCGATTCGGCCTACGATGCCGTTTTGGTTCCCGCAGTCGGCAGGTTCCACTCCTCAAACTCGATAAATTATGGCAAAGGCATCAGCACGCAGTTTTAGTCAGTATTCCGGTGTCCAGCGACAGAAGGACATGCAATACATGCCTTCGACTACGGAGCGCCTTCAAGACCCTGCGAGATACGGCGCTGGCACCTTTGCTCGGCAAGCCTTGGAAAGTCCTGCCTATTCTTGGGCGCTTCCTTTATCTGAACGTCCTGCCGCAGCAGTTGGTCGCTCAAGCCGTGACCCATTCCGCGTTGGCGAGCAAGTCATGCGTGGAGTCAAGAGCCGTGACCAATTCCGCACGGCCTTGGAGTTGGATGCAATGACACCCCCTCCTGACCAGTTCCAGCAAATCATGGCGGATCAAGTTCAGCAGGACATGGGTGACACCAAGAATTACGGCAACTCCCAAGGTCAAGGCCCGCTTCGCAACTACATGGGGCGCTCGCCTTCTAGCTGGGGGCGAAATACAGTGACCAATTCGATGTTTCCACGCAGACCCTCTTACTCTCTTTGATTTATGGCTGAAGAAAACCGCTTCAAGAAATACTTCCCCGCTTTGGCGGAAGACCCGAACTCTCTTCTCAATATCAATACGCCAAGCCGTGCTACAGTCTCCACTGGCGGGTTGGACTATCAAGCGCCATCTTTCGGCCTCGACTTGACTAAGCTGGCTCCCAAATTTGAGGATGTGTATATTGGCGGTGAGCGTCCAGCCACACCTCAAGTTGACCTTGATTACCTCTTGGAAATGGCCCGCCGCAAGCGCATGATGCAAGAGGCTGGCGCCAACGTCGCTGGACGCAGGCAGGAATTGCGTGAGCGTGGGATGCTTGGATATGAAAATGCCACTATGCCTATGGCGGCAGCTGAGCGCGTAATGACCCGACTGACTCCAGAACAGGTTGCGCAAATGGCTACCATTCCACAATCAGCCTTGAAAGAATCCACAGTTAAGACGATGCCGGGAATCGGCACCGCTGTTAAATTTGGCAATGGCGGAACCGCAGTGGTTGGCCGTTACGGCACTGGAATCGCCACACCACGCACAGAAAATCAAGGTGAAGCTATGATCGAAGGTATGCCAGCCTCCAAATACTTTGCCGAGAAAGCTGGCGAACAAGGCGTCTCCAATCGCTATGCAACTGCCGTGCCAACAGGCGTCACCGACAAGCAAGACCCTTGGGGCGTCAAGCCTCGCTACACGGGAAAAGCTATTGTTGAAGGCGCGATGAACAAGAAAAAGGCCAAAGCGTAATCCTATATGCCCGTCATCTCTCTGCCAGAATACCTTGGAATTTCGGAGGCTCCACAGCAGCCGGTTTTTCAACGCACCCGTCAAGTCGAGCCTGATTCACCTTGGGCGCGAACGATGCAGGTGGCAGACTCGTTGACGGCACTTCGCAACCAGCGTCCGATGGCGCAAATTCAGGCGATTCAGAACGAATACGACATGATTCGTGAGAATGCCGAAAAGCTGCGCAGGGAACGTGAGGCAGCGATGCAGGCTGAGCAGGCAGTTGGTGCTCTATTTGACGTGGACGGACAGAAACCAGACTATCTGGAGCGCAAGCAGGCCGTGCTGAAGCAGTTCCCGATGGCGCAATTCGACCCGCGTGTTCAAAATTACATCGAGAATAACGACAGGATGTTTGACGCCCAACAGAAGGCGGAAGCGCGTCGTCAGGAGGAGATTACCACCCGTGCGGCTGAATTGGCTGGCGTTGGCATAAACCCGCAAGAGGCTATGCAGTATGCTCAACGTGGGCCGATTGCTGTGTCTGAGGCTAAATATAAGGCTACGCAAAAACCACCAGCGGAAATGTCTCCGTTGGCTCAACGCGGCCTTGAAGAGATGATGAAACTTGAAGCTGCTGGTGATGCAGCCGGTGTGGCAAGAGTCAATAATTTCATGGTGAATCAGGGCATTCATCCAAATCCATCTGCTAGAATTATACCAATTCCAGAAGAGGATGGTATGTATTTCGGAACTCAATCACCTTCATCTACCGGCACTCGTCGTGGTGGGGTGAATCCAGTTTTTGAGGAATACCGTAAGCTGTATCAAAACGCCCTTGAGCGTGAAGCTAAAGCGCGTGAAGCCATCAATGAGGACGAATTCCCCCCATTAACAGATGCAAATGGCAAGCCAATTCCGACCAAAGCGCCGCCTCAACCATATGAATTAGAGTCGTCCAAGATTGTCCAGCAGGCGTTGCAAATGGGCTACGACCCTCGCTATAACACAATGGTTCCGGTTCCTGCTGAGCCGATTGCTGGAATTAACCCGCGATCATTTGTCGAAGCTGCTGAATCTATCGCTAATTCGGGCAATCGAATCGTAACTCCGATTGATTACAGTCAGGCTGAATTGACACCATATGCAGGATTGGGCAATCAAGCGCCTATTCTGGGTCGTCCAGAACAGCCATTCCAGCCCGGCATGACTTCCTTCATCCCTTCTGGAACATCTGCCAATATCACCAATATTGAGCCAGCGTCTTTGGATAAGAGCGCGTTGATGTCCATGCCAAAAGATGCTCGCAGTGATTCTTTCTACAAGGAAACACTCAAACGTACGGATTTGACTCCGGTGGAGCGTGCCGGACTATTGGAAGAATACAAGAAAACGGCAATGCAAAATGTTCCGATTGAGCAGGCTGGAACTTCTATCAAAAAGGTTTTAGATCGACCACAAACGTTGGAAAAACGCATTCGTGACGTGGAGAGAATCAGCGAGAGGGCTGACGATACTCAGAAATGGTCTGATGCGTGGGAGGCTTCAAAAAACAAAATTCGTGACGCAGTTGATACGATTTCTAATGAAACCGGATATACGTCAGAACAGATTTTCAACTCACTCAAGGAAGGTGAGCGCATTAAGTTTAAGGTTGACGGGCAAAACATTGATTTGAAGCAATGGATTGCCAATCTTGTTGGTTCTCGTAATTGGAGAACCGTGCCATTGGTTGATACGCCGTCCGAATTTACACCTTGGAAAAAGGATGGGCTTGGAGCGTCTGCGCGGTCAGATAGAAGTCCGCCGATTTGGAAGGCTGTATTGGATGATGTGTTGAAAAATCCAACAGGAAACGCATTGCCCACCAACAAAGTTGGTGTTAGCGTTGATAACCCTGTCAGATCAATCACTCCCATTCAATAATGCCCAAATATCTTGTCGAACTCAAGGATGGAAGAAGGTTTCAGGTTGAGGCTGACAGACAGCCAACGCCTGAAGAATTGGCTCCATTTTTCACCCCCAAACCAGCAATTCCACGCGGTCAAGAGCCCGGTTATCTGTCTCAGTTGGGCGGTGCTCTTGATGTTGGCTTCAGGCAGATGGCATCGGGTGTTGGCACGACTTTCAATGCTCTGACCGGTGACGAACAAGATGCCGCTCAATATCTTGCTCAAATGGGCGCTCTGCAAAAAGAGCAGGAAGCATCTCGCACGGCGGAAGATGTGGCTTTGATGCAGGAGTTTAAGGAAAGCGAGGAGGCTTACAAACAGGCTCGCGGGCCACTCGAAACCATTGAAGCTCTTGGGGGATATTTGGGAACGACAGCAAGACATCCGGGAGCTGCCTTCAAACAGGCAGTTCAGTCTGCCCCCAATGCGTTGATTAGCGGAGCAACAGGACTTGCTGGATATGCCATTGGTGGTGCTCTTGGTGCTGGCGCTGGACTTGAAACTGGCCCTGGTGCAATTCTCACGGGTATTGCTGGAGCCACCGCTGGCGGTGCCATCTCCAATACCTTAATGGAGGCAGGGCCAGCGATTTACGACATCCTCAACGAAAGAACAAATGGCGCTGCCGCCAACATGACGGCGGATGAGATTTCTGCATATCTGAAACAGAACCCCGACATTATGTCTGAGGGTTTGAAAGCCGGGGCTATTCGCGGAACAGTTATTGGCGCTGTCGAAGGGCTTGGATTGAAGGGCGCTGGCGCATTGATGACAATTCCAGAGCGTGCCGCCGCTCGCGCTGCTCAAAAAACGCTAGTCAACGCTGGTGTTGATATTGCCTCCAAGGAGGCGGTTGACGCGGCATTGCTCAATCCGGCGTTGAATGCGGCTGTCAAAAGTGCTGCCACGGCTGCGAAACAACAATTCACGCCATCAGGCAATGTGGCACGAATATTGGGTGGCGCTGCGATTGAAACAGGATCGGCGGGAGCGGGTGAAATTGGTGCTCAATATGCCATGGGGCAGGAAATCAACCCAACCGAGGCATACATGGAGATGCTTGGTGATGTTGGCTTGTCTCTTCCGAGCGCACTTGCCTCAAAGACTATTGCCGGAACGAAGGAGCTTATGCTTCCGACTCCCGAAGCAGTTGCAACTGAAACTGCTGCCGCGCCAACAACTCCCGCCGCCCCCGCAGAAGAGCCTTCAATGCCGCCTCCGCCTGAGACTCCGGTTGCAAGAGCAAATCTTAATGCCACAAAAGGAGTTCCCGGCACAGAAATTTCAGGCGCAACCGCAGAAGAAGTTCTCAATGCAAACGAACAAATCACCAAAAACCTTCAAGCAATTCAAGCGCAAACCGCTCAGCCGCCAATTCAGCCTGAGCAAGCGGCTGAAGCGCCTGCGGTAGTTGAAATGCCAGCGCCAACACAGGCTGGCGCAATTCCCCTTTCCGAAGGCGCTGAACGCAATCGCGCCATCATTGCTGACGCCGCTGCGAAAATGCGCGGTCAACTGCCCCCTGAAGTTTCTGCCGGACTTGAATCCGTCATTCCAGCGCAACCCACAACACCACCCGAAGATGTCCTTATCGAAATCCCCGACGAAGAAAGCCTTCTCCAAGAACCTCAAGACGGAGTTGAAGGCCGGGAAACCGCTGAAGCAAGCCTTAGCGATCAGCTACTCAGTCCAGCGCCAAGCCAAAAAGAAGTAGTTGGCACCAATTTAATGAAGCCCTACGCGGCAATTTCAGTTCCAGATTTGGAAAAACTGCCCGAACCAGATTGGTTAAAACGCCGAGCCTATCTGCAAGGCAAGCTCCAAAACGCACAGAAAGATAAAGATAATCTCAACAAAACACCCAAAAATCAATGGGGTGATTACGAATACAATGAAAACGCCAAAATCAATGAAGTGTTCTCAAGCGTGCGAGCAGCCATCCAAGACATGCAGCTTGCAAGACCAGACCTCGAAAAAGGCTTTGCTCAAAGCCAAGGCGGAAGCGAGGCGAAAGGAATACGACGCGCAACGGGCGAGGTTCGGACTACCACCCCTGACGAGAGAGGAACAGGAGGCGAACTTCAACAGCAACCTGAGGCACTTTCAGGCATCAGCAGTCAGTCTCAAGTTACCGAGACACCCCGGCAGCTTGGGGGTAATCTTGCACGCACTGGGAGCGGCGGAGGCTACATCATAGGGCCAAACGCCCAAAAGTTTGCCGCCGATATTCGCGCTCAATTTCAAGTAGATGAACTCGCTGAAAAAGCTGATAAGCTGAAAGAACGATACTATTCGATCAATGCCAGCAAGGGTAAAAAAGAGGCTGATGCTAAAGAGCAATCTTTCATGCAGTGGAAACAAGCAGAGGCAAAAGCGACTAAAGCCAAGGCTGATGCCTTTGCGGAACTTCGCAAACAAAATAAGGGTTTCACCGTTGCTCAATTAGAAGATCGTGAGCCGTTCATGGTCGCTAAAACCTTGGAAAAGCATGACTTGGTTAAGATGGCAACTGACATGGGTTATGTGCGCCAAGGTGAAACATTTGCATTCGCGCAACCAATCACCCCGCAAGGGACGCCGACGCCCGCTACCGAAGGCAAGGTCATGTTGCGAGGCGTTGGCAGTGAGCGGGATGCGACTAAGCCGGAGCAGATGACGCCGGAGGAATTAACGAGCATAGCAAAACAGGCAAAAGAATGGGCCTCTACCCCGATTTCAGAAATAAAAAGAAAGTACCAAGCAGAGTTTGGGGCGTCAGACGCGTACATGGCTGCCTATCCCTATGCCGCTGAGATATACCAAGAGAGACAGGTTGCTTTGTCTAAAATAACTGACAAAAAAGCACAAAAACAACACGCATCTAATATCCAGTCGGCTCTTGAAGATAGGAAGCCGGTGTCTGCCGAAGCCGTTGACACCTACGGCATTAGACTTCCAGAAGGCTACATCAAGCAGGGTGAACTCTACATCTTTCAACCGGGGGCAACTGGCGAACCAGTTCAGGCAGCGCCCACTCGGTTAGATGTCGCAAGGCAAGAGCTTGAGCAAGCACGAGGCGTAAAACCAAACTGGGCACCCAAGGCCGAAAGGTTTGCCCAAATTTACGAAGGTGAAGATATTCGCCCTGAAGTAGCCGCAAAGAACGGCGAGGCATTGATGTCTGCCATACAAAATAAGCAGTGGACCGATCTGCTTCATCCCGACAATAAAATTTCTCGCAAAGTTTGGAAGGAGTGGACCGGCAAAGCCCTTCCGGCTGGACTCAAAGCATCTCAAAAGGCATTCAAGGATTTTCTCGACGCCGCATATCCATCTCCCCAAACCACAACGGTAGCCACAAACGAAACCGCCCCTCCCTCGGCTAAGGGAGAGGCGGTAGCCAGTGCTGAGCTTCAGCCCGTGGAAGGGTCGATTCCCACGGTTCCTAAAGTCTCCGCCGAAGAAACCGTAAAGTCAACAGAAAAATCCTTAGAAGCCAAGACCCCGGCTTTGGTCAATCGCCGTGTTGAGCAGATTCTCAACGCTGGCGGCAGGACGATGGTGGACGATTTGGACAAGTTCTTGAAGAGTTTGAGCGATCAGGAGTTCAACGACTTCGTTCAGAGCGATTTCTTTGAAGACCCAAGTGTTGCCATCAAGCCTACAGATAGCAGGCAGGCAAAGAACGCCAAAAGGAAGGCTGCGACTGATGCGCTGGCTCAGGGATTTATTCCGTCTCCCAAGGCGCAAAAGGAGGCCAACGCCTTTGAGCGGGCAGAACGCGAGCTTGAGCAGGAGCAGCAGAAGCAAAACGCTCAGTCCATTTCCAACCTGTTTAGCCCAAAACGCACGAATCCTGTCAGAAATCAGGTCAAGTCTGCGGATGTTGAGCAGGCAATCGGCGAACTGCAAAACTCAGGAGAGGTGCCAAGTGCCGTGTTCACATGGCGTGGAACTTCTGCGGATATGCGTCGTGAGCGTGCCAAGTATCAGGCGCAATTCCCCGGTGCTGTGGCTGCTGCCGAGGCTGAGAATGTCGAAGGCGTGTTCGAGAACGGCATGTCGTTCATCTTCACAGACCGCGTGGTTGTCACCGATCTTGACCGCGCAAAAGCCAAGGAAGATGGCGTGACACCTGCTGTTGCCGCAGCAAAGCGTGTTTTGACGCACGAAAACATGCACAAAGGCTTCTGGCTTCTTCCTGCCAAGCAGCAGGCGCAAATCATGCGATTCCTGCGCGAGATGTTCCCGGCAGAGGAGCTTGATGAGCTTGCGAAGGTTTACAAGCAATACGCCGACTGGAGGACGAACCCGGCGCATGAGGTCGCTCTTCTCGATGAACGCCTGCAAAAGTATATCGAGGAGACGAAAACCATCCCCACAGATGGCGTCTGGAAGCAATTCTGGGACTACATCAAGGAAATCTGGCGCAAGTGGACGGGCAAGCCAAAGGGCGAGCCTACGCTGTCCAGCATGAAGGACGTTGTTCGTCTGCTTCGCGGTGCTCTCAAGAACGCTCACAAGGCACGTCCTGATGTGACGGTGGGTGGGGATCAAATACTGATTTATGGATACAAGCCATTTGTTCAAACAGGAATCGCCACGCGAGATGGTGGCATCGGCATGGCGTCAATTTCGAGAGCAGACGACTCTGCAAGAGAGGCTGCAATTCGAGAAGGCGTTTCAAAAACAAATTGGAATGCGCTTTCGGCAACTGAGAGGGCGAAAGCCCTGGAAGAATTTGGACTTAAATCTATTTTATCGCGTTACTCCTTCGATGCCGCGATACTTCCTGTTCGCATTACCAACAAAAGAACGGGAGAAGGTAGACCTGCTAGTGTATATGTTGCGGGAGCTAATCCAGCAATTGAGGTGCGATTCGACACCAGAAATTTGACTGATTTGCAAAACGCTGACGCTGTAACTGCATTCACCGGCATTTACGACATGTCACAAGAAGAGGTTATCCATACCGCTCAGCATCTCAATGCCTACCAAAAATGGAAAGATTCTGATTCAAAACAGGATTTTGAAGACTTTGAGGTCAATTATTACAATTCAATGCTGATTGACATGCTTCAAGCATCTTCAGATGGATTGAGCCGTGGCGATTCAAGAGTTGCTAATATCGTCGTATCAGCGTGGAATCTTTACAACCCCAACATTCCACTTTATGATATAAATGAGATTGTCGCCAGATTGGTCAAATCACAAACAGCGCCAGCCTTTACGATGGAAATTGGCCGTCAACTGATTCAGTTCAACCGCCAAGACTTCACCACAGAAACCGGATGGATGCGCTTTGTGGAAGCGATGAAGAAATATCTCACTGAGGTTTTGAACGCTCTCAGAACTTCGTTGCAGATGGTTAAAATCGGCCAATCTGGCGATATGATTCGCTCTGAAATTGAGCAAGTTGAAGCTATTTTCGATGCTTTTGAGTTTGGTGGAGGTATTGATACTGGAATAAGGTATAGCTACGCCTCCGAATCCGCCCAAAACAGCGCGGCAGGTCAACAAGCAGCGCGTTCCACGTCCTACACTCCGCGTCAGCTTGAAGTGTTCTTTGGCGTGCGCAAAGCCTACGAGCAGATGCCAAAACAGAATGGCCCGTCTGTGCCGCTTTCCGAGCTTTTCAGCAAGACTGGCGAGCTTGTGGACAACCTGACGCAAGCCGAGTTTGACAAGATCGTGCAGGACATGTACGCGGACAATGCGGCGCTGCAAAACGACCAATTTGAGCCAAATTCCATCGTCATCCTCCCCACAGGCGCGATGCAGTCTCTCAGCAATCCTGCGCTACTCACGCTGGATGATGCGATTCAGCGCATCGAAGGCTTCACCGCTGACAACGAGGATGTCGATAGCTGGCCCGACGACGTTCAGCGGCGTTTTGAGGAATCGGAATACAACAGCGCGATTCAGGATAACGACGTTCTTGCTGCATGGGAACTGGCATCACCTGACGTGCGTGATCCAAAGCTGGAGCCGTTGGTGGAGATTGCTCGCAAAGGCAGGCAGCATGATGTGGAATGGGACAAGGTTGCCAATGAGCTTCGCGCTGCTGGCAAATACTCGATTGAGAACGTCGATGCCGAACTCGCCAAGCGTCTTCCGCAGGACATTATTGATGCCGCACAAGATGACACAAGCGCGTTGGACGAATGGCTGGCATCAGATGAAGTGCTGGCAGACGCGAAGAAGCCATTCATCGCCGAGGTTGAGCAACGCATTGAAGCCGCCATCAAGCGTGTTGAGGACACTGGACGCTATACTTGGAGCGGCTCTGAGTTTGAGCCTGTTGAGGACGAGGATGTGAGCGTGCGTTACTCGCTTGCTGCAAGTTCTGAGGTTGCGCAGAAGGATTCTGAATACCTCGCTGCCGTCGAAGCGGGCGACATGGAGAAGGCGCAGCGGATGGTCGATGAGGCGGCTGGAGGAGATCAGATTATCAAAAATGCCTCGACCTTTGATTTCCAAACTGGCGTTCGTTATGTCGTCAATGCGTTTCACGGCTCAAAGTCTCAAACGCCGATAACCGTTTTTGACAAATCTAAGCTAGGAAGCAACACTTTTGCAGAATCGGCTAAGAAAGGATTCTTCTTTGCGGGCTCAAAGGAAACGGCATCAAGCAAGGATTATTACATTCGCCGAGAATTTGAAGCGTCCGAAAGCGGCGAGGAGTGGGTTCGTGATTACAATAAGGCAATTAAGGCGTTGATCCGCGAAGCCGTGGAATTGACCTCAGTCGAGGAAGTTAACGATCTTCCGTTTGGATCTGGCGAATTCGTTTCAGAGTGGGGCGACATTAGCATTGCTACTCTTCTTGACGGGAGCATTTCCGACGACCCTGAATACATAATCTCATCAAGGATGCAATTCCTTCGCGATGAGCTTGCGCCTGCGTTAGAGGCTCTTGGAGTTGACGCAAAGGCGGATATTGACGCACTATCTGCGTCACTGCCTGACAGTTATCTGGACACCTCAGAAGGCCAGATGGTGAACGCCTATCTGTTCTTGAATAATCCGATGGTGTTTGACGACAATAGCAACGAATACCGCGAACAATCGTATGCCGACAGAATTGATGAGGCGCTGGAAAATGGGCATGATTCGGTCATTATCAAAAACACTTTCGACGGCGGGCCACTTGATGCGATTTTTGTTGTTTTCGATCCGTCTCAAATCAAATCCGCCGACCCCGTAACCTACGACGAGTCCGGCAACGTGATCCCGCTTTCCCAGCGGTTCCAGACTACTTCGCCGGACATTCGTTACTCCTACGCTCAAACGCCAGCGCAACGCTCGGCTGTCAGCCAGTTCAAGGCAGATATTACGGAAGCAGCGCAAGGCTTGCCCAATTTCGCTGACTACGAAGGCCGTCCAATCAAGGATTTTGAGTCATTCCCGCACGCCAAGCTGTGGTTCAACGCCTATCAAAACGCCGCCCAAGAGTTGCTTTCCAAGCTGGAAAAGGATGGCATGACGCTGGAGGACATCTTCAACAAGTTCAAAGGCGACATGGATTTCCGCATCGCTCTTGGCTTGTATGGCAGAGACACAGGTGGCCCGATTGCGCAGACCATTCTTGAAGCCCAACTTTTGCAGCGCGTATATCTGGCAATCAACAAGGCAAGAACGCCAAGTCAGAGAGCACAGGCTCAAAAGCTGCATGACAAGATTGCGGCATTCTTCCAGCAAGGGGCGACATTGCGTGGTCAGAACCTCTATGTGAACAATCTCATCTACCAAGACCCGCGCACGGCTTTTGCGTTCGGCATTCTTCAAGCTGAGAAGAAGATGAAGGATAACGGCACCGAGGCCGTGAATAACGCGATGGAAGGCTCACTGCCACAGGTGAAGGCGAATCTGTCCAATGAGATTCCGAAGGTGGATGAACAAGCTGCTACGGCTGCTGCTGAGGCCGAGGAGGAAGATTCTAATACCTCTCTTCTCCGTGAAGCGGAGGAGGGAATGGATTCTGAAACGAAATCTCTTTGGGAGGCAACCAAAGACCTCTTTCGCAAGATTGCTTACCTCAATAGAAGGAAACAGCAAGCCAAGTCAGCCGCTAAAGCATCTCTGTCGGCAGCGGATTTTAATGAATTGGACTCCATTCCGCTTGACGAAATTGACAAAAAACAAGCAGAGTTCTTAGCTCAAGCTCAGGCCAATCTGAGAAAACTCCTTGGTCAGGAATCGGCTACTGATACGCCATCCCAGAAAGCAACTCGCGCCAAACGCAAGAAGGGTGCCGATGTGCTCAAAAAGCGTGCCGAGAAAGGTCAGGAGATTGATCCAGCCGAGAAAGAAGCTGCTGAAATTGAGCTTGCTGAAAACAAGGCATCTCAAATCATCTACCGCTTTGAGGAACTTTATCGCCAAGGCTTCAAGAATCCTCCGGAAGGAATGTCGAAGAAGCAGCAAAAGGACTCCATCATCAAGGCGTTCAGGGATCAGGTTCGCAACCCTGTGTCATTTGAGCAATTTGCTGAACGTCTAGCCAATCTCAAAGTTGGCGAGGAAGTCGCTGAACGCATGTTCCTTACCGCATCCAGAGAACGCGCCGATTTGGTTCGCATGAAGGACTTTAAGATCGGAAAGCGCAAAGTGGAGATTGCCGACAAGCAGGCATCACGCTTGATTTACGCTACTGAAGAACGCTTCCGCCAAGGCTCAAAAGACCTCACAAAGTCAACTGACGGAGACTCTATCAACAAGGCTTTCCGCGATCAGGTCAGTGACCCGGTTTCTGAGTCGGATTTCGCCAAACGCCTGTCCAAATTGAATGTCTCGCAGGATGTTGCTTCTCGCTTGTTCAAGACGGCAGCAAGGGAAAAGCTGGATCAAGAAGCGATGGCTGCTTACGACCTCCTTGAAGGCCCGAAAGCTCAGAGCAAAATTGCCCGTGAGATTGCCCGTATGCGCCTCGGCGAGGAAATCCCGCTGAAAACCCCGATTCCTTGGCTTCAGTTATTCTCTCAACGTGCGTCCACGGTTGAGGCATACCGCCAACGTGTATTTGACGCCATTGCTTCCAGTGACGTGTTCAAGAACATCAGCGATGCGCAAAAGACCAAGCTGGCAGACCTGTTTGCCGAATCTTGGAATGGTCAACGCGAGAAGATCATCAATCGCATGATTGACAAAAATCGCGACATGCTTGCAAATCAAGACAAGAAGAAAGCCGCAAAAGCCCTCAACGACTCGCGCAATCGCATCCTTGAAGCAGTCAACCTTGGCGTTTTCGACAACGACGAGTTGGTTGCCATCCTTGGCGACAAGTTCGGCATTAAGATGAAGTTCACCGAGGCTGAGAAGGCGAAACTACGCGACCTTGCCGAGCAACTTCAGGATGACACACTGAACAAGGCCAAGCGGAACAAGTTGGGACGCGAGTTCCTGATGGAGCTTGAGGCGGCTTCGCAGGTTCCGATGGCTGAGTTGATGGCAAACTTCTGGGTGTCATCGGTTCTGTCTGGCTGGAATACCATCATCTCGATTGGCTTGTCCTTCCTCAACGCCACGGGAATCAATATCGTGGGCATCCATGTGGCGAGGGCGGTTACCGCCTTTGCCAAAGGGGATGTGGCTGGTGCTGTTAAGGCTATCACTACAATGTTCAGCGATTACGCGAGGCATTTGCTGTCTTTCCCATCTGCTATGAATCGCGCTTGGCAGTATCTTTGGACGGGTGACATATCATTCCTTGAGTCTGGTGCTAACGACCCCTTCAAGAAGGTGAACTCGCTCAAAGAGGTTGCCCGCTATCAGGTTGTGGCTGACTTGATTGCCAAAGACCCGAATGCTGTAAAAGCCGTTCTCGGACGCTTCATGCAGTTCATGAGTCGCCTTCTGACCGCTCTGGACGGCTTCAACGTGATGGTGACCAAAGCTGGAACATTGCACGCCGCCATGTTGCAATCCAACATCACGCCTGAGCAGATTCGGGACATCACGCTGAAGTCCGACCTCAAGATTTACAAGGATCGCATCGTCAAAAGCGAGTTTGGTGGCAATTACCCCACTAGCCTACGCGATAAGGCTTACTTGAACTCGTTGGCAGAAGCCGAGATGTATGCCGACTTGTCCAAGCTAGGACTCAAGGTTGAGAACCAAGACTATCTTGCGGCGGAATCGGCAATGACGCTTGACCCGACTGGCGTTGGCGGGCACTTCTACAATCTTGTGCGTTCCTTCGACACGCGCATCATGACTTCGACCAAAGAGCGGCTGAAGCAGGCTGAAGCGGATTGGGCTGTGAAAAAAGACCCTTGGAATGCTCTCAACTACGTTGTCTGGAATACGCTCAACTTCATCGCTGAGCAGGGAACGAATATCACAGGTGTTCGATTCGCCCGATTTGCAGGCAACAAGTTCAACCAGTCTGTGAGCTTTATTCCGCTGGCTGGACTCCTTCGACTTTATGAAGCTGACAACGCCAAGCTGGAAAACGCACAGCAGGCTTTCCGTGACTCCATTTGGCGCAATCAGATTGTGGGCGTTGTGGTGACAGCCATTGGTGTTCAACTTATCAGGGCTATCTCAGACGAGCCGGATGACAAGAAGCGCGGTTGGTTCATCAACGGCGGCTGGAATAACCTTACTCCTGCACAGAAGAAGCAGAAGCTCTCTGAGGGCCAGCGCGAATACACCCTTGGATTCGGCGACAAGGTGTTCAACTACCAGAACTGGCTTCCTAGTGCATTGCTGGCAGCAATAGGCAACGTTTCAGACATGATTCGCTATTCGCCCGATGAATGGAAATCGAAAGGATTCGCCAATCAAGTCATCACCGCTGGTGTTTCTGGCGTGCAATCCTCGCTGGAAATCCCCGCCCTTGCTCAGCTTGGGCAGTTGTTCGCCAACGACCTCGCCACCAAAGACCCGGCTGAAAAGGCCATCGGACGCTTGGGACAGGTTTTGGCAGGATGGGCTGGCGGATTCATGCCTCGCTTCCTCAAGGACATTGATTACATGACGGCACCTGACATGCGCCGTTACACCACGTTCTACGAAAAAGTCGCATCGCACATCCCGGTTTACCGCCGCTACGTTGGCAATGACTACTACGATATTCTTGGCAACAAGATTCAGAAGAACGCATATCCCGGCAGCCGTGATTTTGGCAAGCTCAAGGACGAGCCTGAATACCAGATGCTCGGTGCCCTGAACGCCCGTGGAATCTGGCTGACACCTGCCAATGCCGAATACCGCATGGTGGGCAAAGGACGCTACCGCCGCCGTTTGACGCAGGAGGAAGCCGACGCTTATAGCCTTGAAACGGGCAAGCTCTACAAGCAAATGATCCTTCGATACGGCCCTAGAGCCTTGCAAATGCCCGCTGAACGCGCTAAGGACTACATCTCAGACAAGGCAGACGCCATGCGCGATCTTGCCCTCCAAAGAGCAATGAGACGATGAAAGAGCTAATCCGCACCATCGAAATCCCCAAGTTCACCAAAGAACGCCTTCGCGGTATGTTCCCAGATTGCACGGTTGTTGGCGACCCCTACGGCTGGTTCTACAAGGTCGAGGAGACCAAGGTGGTTCTTGTCAGCTACGGATGGTCGTCACTCATAGCGGACGTTAAAGCGCATCTGGCTGGCAACGGGATCAAGGAGCCATTGACCATCGAAATCATGATGGCTGACTTCATCTGCCAGTATATCCCCGAATGGTGCGATGAGATTCGGCCTGACCGGGAGGTGAAAGTCTCAGCGTGGAAGATGATGAAGAAGTTCTACAAGGCCGTGGAGGCACGCTGGCATGAAGGACAGGTAAGCCAAGAGGAGGCCGAACGCAGGGCTGCTATTTGCGCCACATGCCCGAAGAACACGGATCAACTCACTGAGTTTTGCATAGGGTGTCATACACGGGATTTGCTGTCAAAAGTGACGGATTTCATGCGGTCAAAGAGGACGAGCAAGGATGCGGAGTTGAAGGTGTGTGCAGCTTGCCATTGCAACCTGCGGCTCAAAGTGCATTTTCCGATTGTGAAGGAGACTGACCCGGACGTGGTGTATGATCCTCGTTGCTGGATGAACGAGGCTTAAGCCTTTCTTTTCGTCCCTTTTTTCACCCCGCGCTTGATGATTCCACACTTCCCGCAGGACTTCTTATCACCTTGAACAAGGTGCTGGTAGTATGCCGTGGTCAATTCGCCGCAGTCGCAAACGCAGGCCCAGATCGAGTTGCAGTGCGCATTGCGCTCCATGAACTCGACAACTTTGAGGTGTCCGAATCGTTTTCCTAGAAGATTGACCTTGGGGTATGGCATAATAGCTCCTAGCTTACGGGAAATAAGTAGGAGGTCAAGACCTGACTTTTCGGTTCAAATACCACCAAAACGGACGGGTTAGAAAGTAGCTGAGCGCATTACAATCCCACAGGACTTTGGGATAGAAATCAACGCACTCGTATGCCCGGATGCCGTAGAACATCTTCACGCGGCCATTGGTGAGATAGCCTTCGTCCTCGCGCCAAGACTTCCAATCGAGCATCATGGCGATGATTTGCGGGGTGGTGTATTTCATGTGGTTGGTATCCAATCAGCTTTAATTTCCCAAGGTCTTGGCTTTCCGTGAAAACAACAAATTCGTGTACCTTCTGGGGGGTTCTTCAAACCTGCATCTCTCACATCTCTTTTGTAGGAAATGATGCCATCAATTTTATCTTGAATGAAGTTCAGCTTTCGATTGAAAATCAATCCAGTTTTGACCGCGTATCGAGTAAACTCTTGATTGCCGCGATGCGATTTCATTTGTTTTTCCGTGCAAATTTCATCTAACTTTCGCCAATTGCCATTCCATATAGTGACACCAGATGCCCATTCGTGGGGTTGATAAAAGTCTCTTATTCCATACAGGGTGTCTTTTGGACACGCTTCCGCAAGATCAAGCAATGGCGAAACATCGCCCATTATGATTGAATCCAGACCAGTTAATATATGCGGCCCCTTAAATTGAAAGGACTCCATAATTGACCACCACCCCATTTTTTCTGATTTCAGCGGCAAATGCCAGTTTTCTGACGGCTTGTCAGTAAGACAAATAAACCTCCAATCAGTTCTGGTAACAAATTTTTCAAACTGCTTTTTGATGTTAGCAGCCTGCGAAAGATTAAACTCATCTGAGTGTCGGCATACCACAATCCATGCCTTGCCAATATCAATTGGATTGACCAACTCATCATAGCATCTCTTCCAAGGAAGGTGATTCTGGTGAGACTCTTGCTCAAGAATCCAATGTTGGATGTCAAATTTTGTTAAACCAGCGTGTCCAGCAGAACGAAGCAATAAATGAATCGGCAACGAATCACCGCCTCCATCAATGATCCATTGAGGATGTTTCAAGAAATTGAAGCCAGCAATTAACATTTGCCACTTATGCAGTGTGTCAAAAATCACATGAGTTGCCGCAATTTTATCCCCTGACAGAAGGTGATATTTGCACAAAATACATGCGCTCCTTAGTGCATTCAAAGTGCATTCGGGTGTCTGAATTAAAGACCTGCATTGTTCAAAACAGCTTATTGCATCTACCAAGTTTCCTTGCCGAAAAAGGCATAGACCAAATGCAAAATGCAACGATCCAACCCATCGTGATGAAGGGTTTAATTTAATATCCCGAACATGCTGAATCCAATCAGCGTATGTTACCTCGCCATCAAAACATCTGTATGTTAACCAACACTTAGCGTGCGCTCTGGCGTCATCTGAATATGATGGCTTTAGCGTTTCCCATGCCAAAGTATATTTGTCCTTTTGAGACAATTTAGAAGTTGGGAGAAGATTTTCAACGCTCATCGCATGTCAAAAATACGAGCGGTTTCAAATTGATAGGCTTCTGCGCAGACAATCAGATTGTCTTGCTTGAAGACTTGCTCCTGAACTTGTAGCGCCTGCAACTTGTCCTCGCGTTTGTATCCAGCCGCATGAAGGCCAATGATGTCTCGCGGAATATAAGGCACCTGCCCCCAGACTGAAGCCTTGTGATAGTAATTGAACTTCAATGGCACCAGATTCAAGCCAACCCCAAGCTCCTGCACGGCATAGTTCAGGTAGAACTGATCCGTCACATCCACAGGCTTCGGAAACTTCTTCCGCTGAACCTTGGCGTGAATCTGCCGAGCACGCTGGAACACCTTGCGATGCATCGGATTGCGCAGGTCGCAGATGAAGAAGCCGCTGTTGAAATAGCGCAGCTTGTCCAGCTTGTATAGTCCGCAGTCCGTGCTTGGAAACGCATGAGGATTGAAGACAGCGGAATCGTGGGTTGCATACCAATGCGGCGCATCCCATGCGTCAAACTTCACTGGACGAAGGAGCCAAAAATCCACATCGAAGAACACCACCCTCTGCTTTCCGCAATAACGGTCTAGCTCCATCTTGGCGGTAAATCCTTCAGCATCCTTGACGCGAATCACCTGCACGGGCAAGCCTGAGTGCTTTTTGAAGCGTTTAACGGCTTCTTTCTCAAGATGCTTATAGGACGGCGTGACGACGGTGACTGCGATCATGTCTGACAACCTTACGGTTATCTTGCGAGCAAATCAAGCGGGAACGTATGTGAAGCTCTGAACAGTCACCCGCTTTGATGGCAGGGTGCCGATTACCGTGGTGTTTCCATCCCGGCTGACATCCACTCCAACGCCTGCATATCCCCACGTCCACGGGCGCATGGCAAACGGGCTGCTGGCAGGCTTGAAGTCTCCTTGGACAGTCGTAATCATCGGATGATGGCTTCTGGTGTCGGCGGCGGAAAGATTTGAACGGATTCACGCAGCCACAAGCCGTTGACCTGCTGCTGCCTGTCCTCGATGTAGAAATCAGCCCAATCGGTGAAATTCGTGGCAGGGAAAATCTGGCCGTTCAGCGACCTGTCCAGCGGAGGATTGATGATGCCAGCGCCATAGACAATTTGAGCACCCGGCACCAGTTCTCGGAATCTGGCCGTGTCATGCAGGCACCTCTCAAAATTGATATTCAGGCCGATGAAGTCCGCGTTGATGTCAGTCGGAACGGGTTGCTCATGCTCCAAGGCACCATCGGGCCAAGGGACTTCGGACAGGTATTGCCGAACGATGATCCTGCTGTTGTAGCTGACGGCAGGGCGGAACTTGTATTTTGGGATGTAGCGCGGCGTTGAGGTGACGCTGGTGCCGTTGTTGATATACTGCGCCACGGTGGAACTAACAATGTAAAGGTCTTCCAGCACCGAGGGCCAAGTGTATTGTCGATTATCCCGATAGACAGAGAAGGGTGTATTGCGCTCGTCCGTAGTCCTTGCCTTACCAAAGAAGAACGTGACGTAATCCGCGCTGTTTTTCTCACATTTGAGATAGACGTAGTTGGCGAATCCGTCTGCCACACGCTCTTGATTTACGGCCCACAGGAACTCGGCATAGGTGGTAGCCGTCCCGCCCGTTCTGAACGCCGTCTGAGCAGAAACAAGCGTGCTTCCGGGCTTCAGAAGCAGCCCCGTGTTGATCTTGCGGTCAGGAACCCGCACAGAGAAGCTGAACTCCTCTGGATTCGGCGTTGGGAGTATCTGGAAGTCGGAGGCCATTACTGAGTCGGGGCGTTGTCGGCGATAACATCACCCGCCTGATATTCGGCATAGAGGTAGCGAGGTGCGGCAGAGGCACCACGGTCAAAAATCCAGAATGTGCGGTTTACAAGGGTCTGGCGGAGGGGGTAATGAGCCTCATCATCAGAATCAGCAGAAAATGTGGGGGTTAGCTTAGCGCCTCCAGCGGTGGCGGCTACCTCGGCGTCAATAATTTGACCGGGGGTTGTCAGGCTAAACGGCCCATAACTTCCACTTGTGCCAGAGACAGAGCTTTGAAAAACGTCCCTAAACTCGCTAGACCACACACGGAACTGAGGATTGACCACGATAGCCGAGCCAGCCGTGATATTGCTGCCGAGGGCGATTGCCGTGCCACCTTCCGTCGTGGCCAGCTTGCAGGTCGCCCCGCTGGAATTGACGGCGAAATAGGCTACCCCGGTAGAAAGGCTGGAACCGCCCGTCAGGCTGGTGAAAATCACCTGCATCCCGTCTGCCATCGTGGAACCCGTGATGGTGACTACTCCGGTAGCAGAAACGCCCGTGACAGCCGCGTAAGCCGTTCTCAATCCTGAGAGAACAACTTCGGTGACGGCTGAGTATTTGACGGAACGGGGATTGGCTGTTCGCCGAATGAGATAAACGTCTTGCGCCATAAAATTTGGGTTTGCTGAGAATATCACTTGCAAGGGCGGGCGCAAGGGAATAAGCTTGGTTCAGCTTGAAAGAGCTGTGCTTCGGGTGAGACTGGAGCAATCCAAGAAATCCGAAGCAGAAAAGCCCGAATTTCCGTTTCTCACCCCGGAGTTCGGGCTTTTTCATGCTCCTGAACCATCTGTCCACCGGAAACGCTGAGATAAGTTCTTGAGCCAAAGCAGGCCAGCCCTGCATCTTTCCAAGCATTAAATAGCTTGGCGTGTAGTCC